TTCAGAGAGATTGTCTTTACGCTATAAGGAATTCCCTTAGACTTAATCATATCCTCATGAACACCATCATAGATATGTTCTGAAACACCAGATAAGCAAGGCATTCCACTGACTTCAATAAACTCTACAGAATCATTTGATTTATCAGAAACGCATAGAGTTTCAACTGTCGCAGTTCGTTTGCTCTTTATGATTCTATTATAGTATGTCAGTGGCTCAACAAGTATTCCGTCCCATCCATAGTAAGTTTCCAACAAGAAGGTATTAGACAAATAAACTCCATCGCAGGCACCAAACTCTACAAAGAATCCTGGCTCTGAGCCAAGTGCAAATAACACAAAAAGATCTTGTCTTATTTGAGAGTAAGACTCTTTATTTAAACAAAACTTATTAAATTCATCTATCATCTCTTTTTAATTAATCCAAACTTTTCTAATGCTCTCTGTATGGTCATGGCAGAGACTTTGCACTCTTCGGCAATTTCTGTTACTGTTTTATTTTGAACAACATACCTTCTGTACATCCATGTTTGGCTTTGATATAGTTTCATTTTCTTCCCCATTGAATATAGTTCCACCCACGCTCATGTGCGTAGTATAGAAATATTTTAACAACCGTTTCCCAAAACGCAATTGTTACAGAAAGAGCAGCGTTTTTTGTTATAACATAGGCAACAACAACAGATGAAAGAGTTCCCCATATGCGATAACTTACTGCTTTCGCAAATGATCTTGCTCTAGTTACTTTCATTATCTATATCTTCCTTAAACATACTTTTAACAAATCTATCTTCTGCATCTGCAATACCTTGGCCAAAATTAAATACCCAATTCTTTACGCTTTTCAGTAGCCGAAATAGCATGAATCTCTGCCCCCAAATCTACTTGTTCAATCTTGTATCCAACATCACGACCATAAACAATGTTTGTGATGTTAGGTAATCTCAGTACTAATGCACCATTCATAAACTCATCTTTAGCAATATACTCTTTTACCTGATCAAATTTAAGAGGATCCTTTTCACTTGTATTGTATGTATTACGAACTCCAAGAAGAACTTGATTAGTTCTATTGCCCGCTTCTTTGTAAAGGGCGTGGTGGCCTTCGTGCCATGGCTGATACCTACCTAGCATAAGCGTTGTAGGTGCAGACCAGTCATGAAGACTAAACTTATCAATGATGTGGGATGCCTTTGCTTCAGAATTTAAGTTGTGACTAATAAAAGATACATCAGCATCAGTTGGTCGTTCAAACATCTTATTAGTATCCTCAAAGCGACCTTCTGAAATTGTATCCATAAATACAAGAATGTCTGGCTTTCCAAATGCTGCACGAGTTAAATCTGTTGGACAAACAAAGTCTACAATTACTGGAGCCACACCTTGCTTTGCAATTAAACGAGCCATCTCTCCTAAACGTCGTGCTTGCTCTAATCTATCATCAAGGCTGAAGCCAAGATCAGAGCTAACACCTGCACGAACTTCATCTGCGTTAAGATGAATAGCATTGATGCGCTCTTTTAGAGTTTTTGCTAATTCTGTTTTTCCAGAGCCTGGAAGCCCTATAATTTGAATAATCATGTTTACCTTTCTGTAAGCACTTTGTTTGCATAATGAGCAATGCCGAATGCATCTGCTACATCAAAATCTGTTAAAGATAACTTGTATTTATTATTAAAATAATCTACAGTTCTTTGTTTTCTCATATTCCTTAATTGATTCTTATACCAGGAATCCGCATATCCTGGATTTTTTAATCTTATTGCCGCCTTTTCTTCTTTAGTGGGATTTTTATTTCCAATGTATGCTTGCCAGGAACTTGGAGATATAGTAATAACACTAGCGCCAGTAGACATAAGTTCGGCAATAACCACTCCATAAACATATGATAATTTTATCACAGCATCGGGCGATCTGACAAGTATAGCACCTTCTACCGCAATATAATCGCTTTTTAATTCATCTAGCATGCAATGAGTTTTAACTTTTGCATCTAATATTTTTTCATATATATCAGAACCAGACAGGTTTATTTTACCCCACTTTATAGGCTTGTTATTTTCCATTAAACAGAATGCTACTGAATTTGTTGAGGCGTCTATCCCTAAAACCCTATTGGCTTTTGTTTTAATTAGGTCAGTTAATTTCACTAATTATTTTCCATATCGCAAGTTTACTTTCTTTGCTTATTCTTTTTTCACAGCCAGCACATACATCTGCCTGATTATATCTGCTTAGCTGAGTTTTACATTTTTTACAAATTCTGGGAGCCCCATTTCTAATTGCCTTTTTTTCATAATATTTTTCCATAATTCTACGATTAGTTGCAACCCTGCAGCACTCGTCAGAACAATATTTTTGATTATGAGTTTTGGCATCAAACTTTTTAGTACACTCATTGTTTGCACATTTCATATTTTAGGCACCTTATAAGATTCTATTTGAACTGTTCCAGTAAGACCTGAGTAACATTCTTTTTTAATTGGGCAATAGGTGCACGGCATTTTAGATTTTGTTGCACCTTCTGGCCTCATGGGAAGGTCTCCTTCTTTAAAATTATCCCATACCTCACACATCCATAAAAAAGCTTCTTCAATAATTGCAGTATTTTTTTCATTCATAGAAACTGGAATAACTATTAATTCTTGGGTATTTTTATTTTCATACAGAAAAAATCCCTCTTTAGCATTTTTAAGTTTCATATAGGTAAGCAATTGTAATAAGTGATTAGTTGTGGGTTTCATTTCCGATTGCCTTGCATCCCAAACTTCTTGCTTAGCAGTTTTTATTTCCCCAATAACTGTTTCACCGTCATATTCCATTATCAAATCTATAAATCCACGAATTGGAGGATACTCATTAACTATTTCTTCTTCTTCTGCCTTCCATTCTGGCATTGTTTTAATTAAATTCTGTAGTCTTTCATGAGCCTGAGTTCCCTGAGCCATGTTTGCAACTGCAACAGAATCATTATCATCAATAAACATTGCACCAGAAAAAGCCATATACCAGTATCTTGGGCAAGTACCATGTCCATAGCCAAGGGAGCTTGGGCTAAAAGACTTTTTTGTCATTTCTCCATCTGCACGTTTAGTATTACGATACGATTCGTCTATTAGTTTTGCAAAAAGTTCTGGGTCAAAGTGCTTACCAGTATGCTTTTTAAATTTAAGATTTTTAACTATTTCTCTACCCATTATTAATTATACCTAACAACATATTTAAGGGCATCTACTAATTTATCTATAGATTCTTTTGCTGAATAGTATATATTTTTTTTATTATTATTTACCGATCCAGCTTTATCCTTCATAATTGTTGAATAAACTGAGGCCATCATTGCAAATTTTGTTGACATTGCTTGAAGTTCAATAATTAAGATAGGGGCTTTAGCAGAAGGAACTTCTGGATTCATCAATAATTTAACAACCACAGCAAGAGCTTTGTCTAAATTCTCATCCTTCATATATTCATGAAGGTCATTAAATTCTGTAATTGAACTAATAAGCTCTAGGGTATTCTTATCCTCTGGCATTGCTATTCCTTTTCTCTAATGCTTGTAAATTATTTTTTACCTCTAAGCGAGACAGTCTTTTTTTTATATCTTTAAGCATAAATTTAACTAGTACCCAGTCTAGGGCCAAGCCTAGCCCTAAGCCAAAAAGAAACCAAATATATTGTTCCATTACTTAGCCTTTGTTTTTTTTGTGCTGTAGGGGCCCAAATCGGCTTTTACTGTTCCGTCTTTTCTAATTCTTACAATTCTTCCATCTTTTATAATTGTTTTATTAAATGGTATTTTATTATTTGATCCCATTAAAACTTAACCTCAGAATCTACAATATCCCATTTAGATGGTGCCGACCATGAATTATCAGATCCCGAAGATGATTCTTTTTTAGATAAAGACCATGTAGTAACTGCAATTGTGTCTGCGTTTATACTATAAGATGTACGATTGTTTCCTTCTTTATCTTTCCATGTCTCTTCATAAATCTTTCCTACAACAACTATCTCTTGACCTTTTTTTATAGTAGCAGCAGTTTGTTCCGCTAAATTCTTCCAAGCCTTTACTGTCCACCAAGATGTATCCTTATCATCCCAGTTACCAGTAGAATCATTTTTTATGCGATCATTAGAGACAACTCGTAGTCTAACTCCGACTCCATTAATCTTAACTGGATCTTGCCCCACTCTGCCAACTATTGTAATTGTTGGATTAGCCATTATTATTTTCCTCCCAAAATGCGATCAAATCTTCTAAGATCGACCACTCAATGATTCCAAGACGGACCTTGGAATCTTCACCGATAATTATTTTAAGAGCAGGATGCATATCCCTGCTTACCTTAAAAGTATCTGTACAGATTTTAGCCCATACATCTTTGTTTAAATTAAATGAAGATTTAGATTCCTTGTAATCTACAAGAAACTGTTTCCATTTAGCATCACCTTTTTGATAATCGCCACGCCCACTATTTTTTTGTGCTTTGGCTCCATCTCTTTTAACTTCAGATCTTTCTGACATTAGTTAACCCTAAATGAATTTTTGTGACCACTTGGACATTCCCAACTCATTGTTAATGACATTGCATCCCAAAAATATTCTTCTGAGTCTTTGTCGCATTTAGCACAAGGCTTTTTGCCACCAAACTTTTCAAGTTCTACTGGCTTAATTTCTTCTTTATTAAAGAACTCATTAAGATTTGGCACGAATATCCTCTTGTAGTTTTTCAACTACTTTAGGGTTTTCACGAAGATACTGCACTGCTTTTGCTCTCCCCTGAAATCTTTCTCCATTAACTGTATACCAAGCGCCACCTTTTTCTACAATGCCACACATCTCTGCAACATCTAGTGACTCTCCAACAGCATCTATGCCAAGAGTGTCCCCTTGGTAATAAAAGTCGTATTGTCCCGATAAATTAGGGGGGCCGACTTTGTTGTAATCAATAATCCAGTTAACTGGTCTTCCGACTCTTTGCTCGATAATCTTGTCGCCAACTTTAATTCCAGCCTTAATAGCATTAGCCTCAGCTTCAGACGACCAAAGTTTAACGACTGTGGAAGAAAAGAACTTGACTGCCATTCCGCCAGTGGGGATGTGCGAAGCATGCATAGATCCAAATTGATTTCGTTGTTGTGAGATGAGAACAAGTAGTGTGTTTTTGTTTGCATAGTTTAACATCTTGACTGCGTGGGTCATATCCTTTGCTTCAGCGCCGATTTGCTTTGTGTCTTGCAAATCTTTCATTTCATTTCCATCTTTTTCAAAATAAATAGCTGGAAGCAGTGCTGAAATTGAATCTACTACAATCATATCAACACCTGCGTCCATAAGCTTAGTTGCAACATCAACCATGTCATTAACGGTTTTTGCTGTAGAATAAATTAATTTACTAGAATCAACTCCTAGTTGTTCCGCCCAGGAAGGTTCGTAAGAATGCTCTGCGTCTATCCAAGCACATGCTTTTCCTTCTTTTTGAGCCAACGCTATCATTTGTAAACAGAAAGAAGATTTACCAGCAGACTTATTTCCCCAAACAAGAATCTGTCTTCCATAAGCAAGGCCACCCTTTAGGGCAAGGTTCAGTCCTATGCTGGGTGTTGGCTGCTTATCGACATGTACATCTACTGCTGATTGAACTCTTGCTCTTGTTTTTGGATCTAACTTTGCTAGTATATCATCTAGTGCAATTTTCATTATTATTCTTTCTTCTCTCTGTTTATTATATCATTAAAATAGGTTGCCGTGAAGTCTTGGACGCTCTTTATTTTTATTAATTTTAGCCTCTAAAACCTCGTCAAGGCTGTGTAGGATTTGCCCCTCATTACGCATCGCAGCATAAACATCTAGCAGCCTAATAATAACATCTGCCATTTCCTCTACAATTTTTTCTGAACCATGGCTTTTTCTTATAGCCTCTAAAATTTCAGTTATTTCTGAATGAACTAACGCTAATTTATTTCCGACCTTGTCATTTGTATATTCGCCATCCCAGAATCCCTTTTCTTTTGCAGACTCATGCAAGACCGCAGATAAAGCGTCTAAGCCATACTCAGTTACTATATCAAACGACTTCATTTATCTCCCTTAAACTAAATGTAAACGATGGTCCCTCTTCATTATAATCAATAACTAGTTCTTTATTAGATGAATTAACATCTAAAAACCTTAAAGTTGGAACAGTTATTTTTTTATGTTCTTCTAAAATTGCAACTAATACCTGATTCATATTAATTGATGCCACTAGACCTTCTATGTTATCTGTCATTTTATTTCCTTAACCATAAGGGTTCCATCATCTAATTTAGATAATGTAATTTTACATTTCATTCCTTCTCTTAATTTTGCTAGAGCCATTTTATACATTGTTGGAAATGCAATAGCTCTAGTTAATTCTTTATTTTTATTAGTAAATACTAGGTGAGCCATCATTTTTCCAGCTTTTGTTTTATATGGAGTATGGTTTAAAACCATATATTCATCATCTGGCATATCATATTCTTTTCTATATAGATAATCTACAAACAAATCTGAACCACTAGGGTCTATATCTGACACCTTTATATATCTTGCAATTCTATTGTCTCCTACAAGGATGAAATACATTTGGTTAGTTTCAATTTGAGTTTGTTCATGATGAAATAGACCTATTGATCCAGTTTCATCTACCAGTTCTACTCTTGCCCATCCAGTTCCACGTTTAATATTTTTAACCATGCCAAACATAACAAACGATCCCAAGTCATCGAAGTCTTCTATGGGTCTTGCTTGAGCTTTAATTCTTGGTGGCAAATCTAAATTAAATGTAGGTATTCCTAAGAACTCGTAGTAGTTGTCTTTTTCTTTACCGCTTCTCTCATTGTCATCGAAAGCAGCACCGCCAATAGCATTAAGAGCAGATACAGCCCTACTGTTAATACCACTACCTTTCGTAGAGGCTTTTTGTATGAAATCGGAATAAGTGGCATATGGCCTTCTTTCTATAATTTTATTTGCAATACTGTCTGATATAAATTTTACTTCTGCTAATCCAAATCTAATTGCATCTCCTTGTAATGAGAAGTATAAACTAGATTCATTAATGTGTGGCAGTAATACTTTTAATCCTAATCTTTTAGCTTCAATTAAGTATTCGGTTCTCGCATCTTTATCATTTTCATTCTTAAGAATTGAAAACATGAATTCAAGAGGGTAATAATTTTTAAGCCAAGCCGTATAATAACTAAGCATGGAATAAGCAACAGCGTGAGAACGATTAAAAGAGTAGCCAGCGTGAGCCTCAAAATTATTCCATAACGTTTTGGCTTTTTTCTCAGAAATGTGTTCTGAAGCCCCAGCAATAAACTTATCTTTGAATTGGTCAAATTCTTTTGCATCTTTCTTCTTTCCAATAATCTTGCGGACCTTATCAGCCTCTGACCAAGACATCCCACCTAGGTGTACACATGCCTGCATAACCTGCTCTTGATATATGATAACACCATATGTATTCTCGGTAAAAGGTCTCATTGTTGCGTGAGTATAATCAACGGCTTCTCTGCCTTGCTTTCTATTAATATAAGAAGCTCCAACAGTATTCATTGCTCCAGGTCTTACAAGAGCATTTGAGGCAACTAAGTCTTCAAATTTGTCTACACCCATTTTAATTAAAAGATTTGTATAAGGAGTTGCTTCTGCCTGAAACACACCTTTTGTATATCCCTCACTTAAAACTTTATATACTGCTGGATCATCAAAAGTTAAAGATGATAGGTGCACATCTTTTCCAGATCTATCCTTTATTGATTTTAATGTATCCGAAATAACTGAAAGAGTTTTTAGTCCCAATGCATCTAGTTTAATTAATCCTATATCAGCAACAGTATCCATATCATACGCAACAACTGGGATTCTTCCTGAAACTTTATCCTGAGCATCTTCTCTAGATTCAATTGGGGCGTAGTTTCTAATATCATCTTTTGCAACAACTACACCAGCTGCATGCACACCAACGCTTCTAATTTTTCCACGAAGTCTTTCTGCTAACCAAACCACTTCTGGGTATTTAATTCTAAATTCTTTTGTATTTGGAGACTCAACAAAATCTTCAAATGTGTCTACTGATTTTAAAGCACGATTAACTTCTTGAAGGGGAATCATAAATACACGAGAAGCATCTCGCACAACGCCCTTATCTTTAAAATAAGTATATGTTGAAATAGATGCCACATTTTTAAATTTCTTTTTTAAATATTCTTTAACTTCTTTACGACGACGGTCTTCAAAATCTGTATCAATATCTGGAAAGTCATTACGCTCAGGGTTAATAAATCTAAAAAACAAAAGGTTATATTCAATTGGATCTACATCTGTTATTCCAAGGGAGTAGCACACCAACGATCCTGCAGCAGAACCACGGCCTGGACCCACCATAATATTATTATCCTTTGCCCAATTTACCATATCTGCTACAACCAAGAAATAGGAGGCAAAGCTTTTATCTTTAATTATCTCTAATTCTTCTACTAGCCTTTGCTCATATAGGTCATTTCCCATCCATGATGAGGTCAGGCGTAGCCTTTCTAGGCCTTCAAAGGCCATTTGGGACAGCTTTTCGTCGGCATTGGTCTTGGGTACTGGGAGAAGGTCTAGACCCCTGTTAAAATCGTATTCTCCAATTTTTTCGGCTATCTCCATGGTATTCTCATAAATATCTGTTCTCATAATGCCAGTCTTATTAAAGTCATTTTGGATCTCTTCCCTAGACTGGATAAATAAATTATAGTCTTGAAAGGATATACGCCTATCTGGATATAGATAATTAAATCTATCCAGCATATTTGGCATTTGTCTGGACATATCAAAGTCTGCTTCTTTGTCTGCTTTGGGGGATGTAGACAATATAAGCATAGCTTCCTCTAAAATTTTGTCCTCGCCCTTTGCAAAATGGGCATCTCCAGTTGCTACTGGTTTAATTCCTAATTCATCTGCTAGGCTAAGTAGTCCTTCATTTATTTCTTTGGGATTATGAGATTGAACCTCAATGTAAAAATCTTTGCCAAAAGTTTTCTTAAAATCTTCAAGTACAGCTTTCGCTTCCTCAAACTCTCCTTTTTCAATAGCCTTACTAATAAGTCCATTAAGGCATCCAGAAAGAACAATAATACCCTCTGCATATTCTTTTAGAACCTCCCTATCAATTCTTGGTTTATGATAAAAACCCTCGTTCCAAGCAAGTTCTTGGAGAGTATTTATATTTTTTAATCCCACACGATTTTTAGCCAATAAGATGATATGATTATATGCCTGAATTGATTTATCTGATTTAGATGATCGGTCAAATCTATCTGTTGGAGATATGTATGCCTCTACACCCAGAATTGGTTTTATTCCAACTTCTTTACAAGCAATTTGCATTTCACGATGTGATGACAATGTTCCATGATCGGTAATAGCTAGCGCAGTTTGCCCAGCATCTTTAGCGGCTTGTGCCAATTCTAGTGGTGAGTTTAATCCATCCATTAATGAATAATAAGAATGGACGTGAAGGTGTGTAAAATTCAATTTATCTCCGCCGTTAAAGCAGGTGGGGCTTTTGCCCCACCCAACAATTTACCAGTCTACGCTACTAGAAGTAGCAGACTGAGACTCTTCTTGTGATCCGCTGCCCGTATAAAAAGCTTCTTGCTCTGCATATGGTACATGACGAACCGCAGTTTTTTCAAGGTCAAATAGTTCTAAACTTGAAAAATCAAATGGGGTTTCGTCTTTTGCTAAAGGAATGATTGTATAACTTGTATCTGTTTTACTACCATTTCTTTTAATACGCCACATTAGATTTGTAATGCTTCCCATTTCACCAGCATATTCAATTAGGGTAGGTGTAATTGTTTTTCCGCTAGTTCCTTGAGAAAGAATTGCTACGAATGGCTCTTCTTTGCCATCATCAACTAATACATTAATATAAAGACGTGTCCTTGCTTTCCAGCCAGTCTTTGGGTCTTTGCGATGTTGCTCTTGTGCCCAGTCACGACCCTCTGTTTCCATTGTATCCAAAGCCTTTTTTCTATAGTCTTTTGGATTAATATGTTCTAATGCGATAAATCCGCATCCTCTTTTTTCATCATAGTTAGGTGAGTCTGGGTCAAGCTCTTGAAGGAAGCGAATCTTTACGCTTTCACCATCTTCAACTTTAAACCAGCGACCTTTATTTTCATCTCCGCCACTGTATGTTGGCTTATCCAACGCTTTGTTTAGGTCTTTTAGACCCTTTACTATACTCATTTATTCTCCTTAGGTGATGGTATATATCCATCTGTATCGGTCATTATATCATTAATTCCAGGATCTGTATTCTATATCAGAGACCGCATTCTTTATACAAGAACGTATCTCATCCTCAGTCATGTCACCTGCATCTTTTACACCGTGTGGATATATCTTACCATATTCATAAGAAGCCCACAAGATGTCTTTGTTTTTTAATTTATTAGATATGTTTCTACCTAATACTCTTCCAGCTTCATCAGCATCTGTCATAATAGTAATCTTATTAAAGTATCTATTAAGAAGATTAATGTTGTCTGGAGATATGTGTCCTCCAAGCGTGGCTACCACATTTGGAAATCCCGATTGATGCACACGTATTGCATCAAAGCTGGACTCTACAATTATTACATGATCACCAATTTTCTTTGCCCTATGAATATTAAACATAGTTTTACTTCTTGGAAGATTGGTGCTATTTTTAAATACCTTTTCAGATATAGATCTGCCCACCAGCCCTACTGGAATCCCATTTGGGCTATGTACTGGGACTATGACCATATTTTGTTTTGAAGAATATCCTAATTTAAAATAATGCATAGACTCTTCATTTATATTTCTTGATTTAAAATAATCCCTTGCTATTTCATTTGAGCCCAGCTCATTGTACATATTGTCTAAAACATTTTGAGGAAACTTTACAAATTCTGGTTTATCTTCAAACATGCTTGCCATAACCTCATCAAAATTATTTAAAGACTCAGTCTCTTTAGCAGAAATAAATCTAATAGCCTCATATTCGTTTTTATTTAATATCTTTTTAACTAATTCATTAAGTGTGCCAGATTCTCCGCAGGCTGGATTAAAACATATAAAAGCACCAATTTCTCTACTTACGCTAAAACTTGCAGTATGCCTATTTGAGTGGAATGGACAATAGCATAGAAAATCATTTGAGGTTTCTCCAGTTATTTCTAAGCCTAAGCTTTTAACTATTGACTTAATGTGTTCTGGGGTATATTTCGTTGTATCAATTTTCCTTGAGTTATGCCCTCTGATAGCCATGCCTTCCTCCTTCCCACATACACTCCATGTAAGGTCATTAAAAACCTCCATGTCTCACCAGTAAATTCTACCGAAAAAGCAGTGTCTATGTCAAGGATTCTGGCATATCCTTTTGACCTCATGTCATGAGTTAAAAGATTTTCATACTGATTCTTTACTCTAATCATATCTGAATCATCTTTAAATTCTACCGATATTTGAAATCTATTTATTCTTTTGTGCGTCACTATTTAACTCTGGCAAATTCTCGTATATTTCTTTTACGATACCCCTATTGATATCCCAATCTAAATAGAAATCAAATTCATGTCCGTGACGATTCTTCCTTGAAACCACTTCAATCATATTGGTTCCTGGATATCTGTGAATAGCCATAGCCATATCTGCATCGTATTCAATTGCCTTTGACCAAGCTACCTGACTCATCATTGGCGGATTATCTTGATCTGAAATATCATCTGCTGTAGCAGCGGTAATATCGATAATCGGAATATTGTTTGAAACAGCAAGCAATTTAAATTCACGAGATATATTTCTATTTCTTTCTACTTCTGAATTGCTTCGCTTGTTATCATTAAATAACTGATGATAATCTAAAATTACTAGGTCTGGCTTATGCTGATCAATTTTTCCTTGAATTGTTGCGGGGGTAACTTCGGTGTTACCTTCATTAGAAACTAAAATAAAACTATTTTTTTGATCAAACTTCTTCTTGCTCCATGATCTAAAGTCATCAATATTAATATCTCCTTTAGATAAATCACTGGCACGAAATACTCCAGAGCCAAGCATTGTATATATACGATCACGCATATTTTCTGGAGACATTTCAAGGGATACTATCATAGGTCTAAATCCTTGCTCCCAAGCTTTACATGCCAGATATGATGTAAACCAAGTCTTACCTTTTCCTGGCCAACCAATAGCAACAATTAAATGTCCTGGAGCCATGCCAGTTGGATATGCTTTATCAATAGCATCAAACCCTGTAATAATTCCTGGGGCCCCACCCATTGCTGCAGATCTATTCTTAACGGCCTCAAAGTGTCTTGCTGCAGATTCAGCATCTGTAATATCTAAGTCTCTTACATTGTTTGTATATCTGCTTAATGTGGCAAGCTCGCTTTGCATTTGAGCCAATACCCTTGATGCAGCATCTTCTTTTAAACTAGAACCACTTCTAATAATAATTGATTTTAATTTACTAGATAAAAATTCATTTTTTAATCTGTCTAAATAATACCCAGTCTCAGCCTTTGCATTTGGATCTGGGTCAAAATCTTTAAACTTTTCCTGTAAAATTCCTACTTCTGGAACTGCTTTAAACTTATAGTAATAAGACTTTAGCCCCTCCCATATATCTCTATGCGAGGTAAATAAATCATCTACGTTATCTGCAAGAAGGGTGCTGATGTCTTTATTCTTACATACAGCAGATATTAAGGTTGCTTCTGTATTCATTCTTCTCCTTCTTCAACTAATTTTTTTGTTGCTTCTCTTAATAATTTACGATTTTTTTTATCTTTACTTAATTCTTTTTCTGCACGGTCCATTCTATCAAAATGATACAAAAAGAATATGAGTGGGTGGCCATACTTTGAAGTCTTAAAATAATATTCTAAAAGATCCATCCCTCTTTCAAAGCCAACACTATCAATTACATCCTTCATTGCTAATTTATCTCTATATTTATTTACCATTGGTTTTTTGCCATACTTTTCTTCGTACAACTTTTCGTATTTCCAAAGCATAATATATGGCTGTTTATTTTTATCAGCTTGTAAAGTTTCTAAACTATTTTCTACCATTTAACTCTTTTTCTACTTCACGAGTTTTTTCAATAAGTTTATCTTCTACAAACTTGTATACTCTTTCGGTAGCAGAGGCTGCCGTTTCTCCATGTCGAACATCATCTTCAATGCCTACACCAATTCTAATGCTTTCATAATTTCCTAAGTTTCTTGTAAAAGATAAATCAACCTTGACCCTTGTTTCCGCCATTACTTGTGCTCCTTCATATGTCTATTTAAAGTGTCGCTGGCAAATATGGCCCAACGAACCTCTATCTCTTTATCACATATCGAACATTTAACGATTCGATTTGACATTACTCCGCCTTCCATACTGGTACAAATCCAGAGTCGGTCTTAGTATACAATATAATGTTGTGTTTGAAAAGAGCTGTTAACTCTGCTTTAGACGGAACATCTTTGCTATACCCTACGTCTAGAATATATTGATGAATGTCCAATATGTCCGATTCGCTAAGCATAAATTTAAACCAAGGGCTGTCTGGATTACTAATAGGATACACCCTTTGAGGAACTTTTATTTTTCCATTAAGTATATATTCTTCAATCGTTACTTTATGTTTGTTTAGTAATAGCCCAGCTTCTTTAATAGAATAAGCGCTCTCTTTATATTTTTGAACTTGAGAGTATGAATAGAGAACTCTTTTTTTATCTGGATAGCACCAAGCCACCAATTCATCTTTAGCTCTAGATAACCTAATAACCTTATGTATCTTATTATTTAAGAAGAAATAGAGAAGTTTTTTTCGTGTTCCTTTTCTTTTGCCTTTAACCATTTACCCAGTCTACTCGTCTCTTTATCAATCATCCATCTTTTTCCACACATTATACAAAATAGTTCCATGTGTAATTTTTGTGAAAATACCCTATCAATAAACACTCTACCACCACATTTTTGACACCACATTATAGAGAGAAAATCTTTCCATCAACAACGCAGGTATAGTCTGGAGAAACATGAATCATGTTTATATGTGGATATTTACCGTTTTCAATATGAGCAATAGCAAAACCCTTTTGCCAATCATGATGCTGTGTGTATTTCATTCCTGGACCCTTTTCATCACACATATGTCCAATTTCATATCCACGCAAAGTTTCTCCTTTGCCTTTATTTCTAAGTTCATAAGTAACCATATGCGAAGCAATTCTATGAGAATGCCCTCTAATTAAAGAAACTTGCATGTCTTCCATATCTTTTCTAGCAGATCCTGTGGCTGCAATTGACATTCCATGGTGTACGTGGATGTCTCCAAAGCGGCGCTTAGGCAATTCGTTATAATAAATGTAGTCATATCCTAATGAATCTAAATTCCATAAAGCTTCTGGCGTTACATGCTTAGCATATTCTGGAATTTTTTTATCTAAATAATCAAATATTCTAATATCATGATTTCCTAAAGCCGAAAACAGTTGTGCATTTGGAAGCATCTTTCTGGTTCTTATGTAAAACTCACGAGCCCCGCTTGCTTCAAACTTCATGTCCTTTAGCATTAACTCTAAATCATTTGTTACGTCATCGTTTTTGTATGCTTTTAAAAATTCTGTGGGCTTTCCCTCAGTAAATCTGCTATAACAAGCCTGATCATCTGTGTCTCCGAGATAGTCAACAACATCTGGCTTAAACCATTTCATTACCTTAAACCAAAGCTCTATCATTTTATTATCTTGGTATGGAAACTGTTGATCTGACGACAACATCCACTTTAAATCGTTTGACATTCATTAATCCCTTATACTAAAAAAGTCACGAAGTCGTGACTTTTGGGGCTACAACAAAATTGTAGCATATTGCTATATTCTGTCAAGCACTAAACTGATTTTTGTTGAGTTGCTGTAAAATGAACAATTAGTCCTGGTAGATCTTTATTTGAAATAACATCGACAAGTAGGGTGTTACTGGATATGTAACAAGAGACGGATATCTGTGTTGATGCTGGTAATTGTTGTGCTACCGAAGCTGTTGTATATATTGGAGAACTAAAGTCGAATGACTGTGGTAATGTGACTCCTGATGATTGATATCTTGTTCCCGCCTTTAAAGTAGTTTTCCATGTCCTTTGTCCTGAATACACAACTGGGACTGAGGCGGAACCCTGATCATTTAAAGTAGCATTATATAGAGAACTGGATGTTTTATATACATCTGATAAATTTAATTGTAGTTGATTAAGTTTTACTGGATCTAATGGTTCGCCCTCATTAAATACAACTGATGAATATGCCATTATAAATTATCTCCTAAATCATGCATATTAATTTCAGATTCGCTTACTTCTACTACCCTTGATCGATCAAGGCCGTACTTTAAAAATGAATCTGGGTCTACAATATGCCTACGTTTGTTTTGTGATACTAAATACATTTTACCATCTGATATGTTCTTTATCAAGGTTCCGTCTCTAAATCCTAGTTTTCCTACAATTTTCATAGAAGCTATTGCTTGCTCAGTAGCCAACACTGTTGTAAATGCCCACGATTTTGCAGCACGATCAGATATCAATTTAAATCTTTTATTATCTTTAACCCAATATATACCTTTGTCTGTTTTAACCGCTAGGCCAGAGGGTATAATTACTGGACTAGTTATTGTCTGTGGCTGTTTCTTTCTTATCATTTTTTTCCATAAGTTGAGTAATTTCTGCCCGTAGAATTGCAATTTGAGTTTCATAATTTGATACAATTTCTCCTATGCGTTGCTGTAGGGCGGTTATAACCAATTCGGCCTTTTCCATATAATCCTATCTGTTAGGTCTAAAGGATACCATTATCCTTCAAGGGCGTCAAGTCTTGCCTCAAGTGATTTTATGCTTGCATCTTGTTCTTGAATAATCTGTAGTAAAAATATAGGCAATGTTTCGTAAGCAAAATAGTCAGGAATTCCTGTCGAGTCGTATTGAATTAATTCATCAAGTCCTAGTTCTTGTGCCTCTTCAGCAATAAAACCATATTGTTGAATGTCTGTTTCATCATCTATGTATTTAAATTTTCTAACTGGTAAACTTAAAAGCGCTTGTGAGTTTATTGAATAATTATCAATTTGCTCTTTGCGTCTACGAGTTGATGAAACATAGCCGTACATTCCAGCTGTACTAACACGCATTGCACGAGTGGTTCCTCCCATGTCATTATTATAAGTTTGAGCAACTCGCACATTTCCGCTTGACGATAAAAACTCAAATTTGAATCCATCAGGGAAGCCAAAAGTTGCACTTCCAGGAGTTGAAATTGAGCCTGACGGTTGAATTAAAAGCTGGTTTGCTTCTATTCTAGTTGCAGCACTTATAAACAAATACTCACTTGCTGCTATTACTGAGCCTCCACCACCAGCAAACTGATATATTTCAAAAGTTGGGGAAGATGTTGGTCCCCAAGTTAAACTAGGACTTGAATATCTTAAGGTATTTGTAATTGTAAGAGGGTATGTTCCAGATAATGTAATTGTTCCATTAGAATTTAATGTTGTTGATCCACCAGTAATTGTTGTAGAGCCTGTTGTCCAGCCACCAATAGATGATCCGCTAGCCGCCGTTAAAGTTCCTGATAAAGTTAAATTACCACTTGTAGATAAATTAAAACCTCCAGTTTGGGTTCCACCATTATATGTTGCTATTCCACCAGATGCACTCATTCTAATATGCTGTCCACTTGTTGGTCCTACAAATATTGTTGAACTAGAGCTATTTATTTCAAAGTTGCTTCCTTGTAAGTATGTATCGCCAAGTGTCCAGCCACCTATAGTTCCAGAATTTGCTTTTATAACTCCATTTACAGATACACTAAACGGTGCTGATGCATATGTTGCATTTCCTAACCATATTCCAGTTGCTGGTTCTGCTTTAAATATGGCATTGGATGATCCTATAGAAAGGTTACCTGTAAATGTTCCACTTCCATTTATGGTTAATGTTGATGCATCTAAATCTAAATTAAATAATTCTGTATTTCCACTAGAATACGCAACTAAACCTTTTTGTACGGTATTGCCACCATTGGTAAAATCAGATACAGCACTTAATTCTATTCTTGCTCCGCCAGCAGTTCCAGTTCTAAGCCATGATGAGAATGATCCGTTACCTGCAACTAAATTTTCAATTGATATTACTCCACTTGCAATATCTACAAAGTTTGCTTTTGTTGGAATAATTGAACTAGAATTTATTCTAGTGTAGGTTGGAGAACCAAATTTGTCTCCATTTTTATTTGAAGAATTAAAATAATAAAATATGCTTGTTGTATAAACATCAGCATTAGTTGAAAGACCCAAAGCCTGTCTTAAATTGTCTAGGCCTATATTAATTTTATTTGGAGTGTCTTGTACTGTTAAACTTCCTACTAAGTTAGATCCAGATATTCCGCTAGTAGTTGTTGATCCAAGGTCCGAAGATACTGCATATATATCAATTGATTTAAATCCTGTAAATGATGAAGTTGAATAAGTTCCTGGCCATGTTACTGATACAGCAAACGGGGCTGTTGCAACAGATATTCCGCTAGGAAGAGTTGGTGATGCAATAGTTTCCCCAACAGCAGTAACAGTTCTTGTAACTGCTGTACTCATTGCTGATAATGTACCAGCTTTTGATACTGCATATGATGATACTATATAGGTGCCCGCTGGAGCTGTAATTGTTTTTGTTCCTGATGCAAAAAACGAATCTGCAGGTTTGCTGGAATTAAATGGAGATCCATTAATATAAATATCTACTCGGTCAAAATTAGTTAATGCGCCACCTGTTGAATTGTTTCCATCCCATGTTACTGTTAAGAATCCAGCACCACCAACAACTGTTAAATTAGACGGAACATTAGGAAAAGATTCGCCAGGGGTTGTAATTGATTTAACTGCGGACCATGGGCCAAAAGATCCATCTTCATATTTCCATCTAAATTGAAGTGGAAATAATGTACTTATATTTAAATCAGTTATAGTTAAATTAAAATAATTTTTATTATCTAAAGGAAAAGAACTATCTTTTAATAAATCCTCAAATGCCATTTTATGTGAAATCCAGATCTAGTTTATATTCTACGTCTACCGCTCTTCCTGCAGATTTTGAAAGTGTTGTTGCCAATACAGATCTACTTATTAATCCAAATACTGGGTCAAATGTGTCTTCATCATTAATTCTTAGTCCGTCCATTCCTACCGAAGTAGTATTTGAAGAAGTGGGGGTAATAGTAATTCCAATTTTATTAATATTTGTTTTATCTGGAGTTCCAGTTGGAGAAGTAAATAATGTACTTAATAAAATATCTGAAGTAATTTTATATCCAGTGCCAGAAGCTGGAGTAATTGTTGTACTATAATAATTGCTATTTGAGCTATAAAGTCTAATTATTATATTTTGTAGGTTAGCATTGTTTTTATAATATGCTAATCTTATAGAATCATTTACACTGTATCCAGAAAGATCTAATGTTGTGTTATTAAAATACTCTTGTGCTGAAGTGCTGTTAGAAGTAAAAGTTAAAACATTGTCTCCGACTTTTGCGCCAGTTGGTGACGTTTCTGGATTTGTTCCTGATCCAGTAGCCCAGTCCAGGGGATCTGCAAAGTCCGCTAAAAATCTATCATCAAAATTATTAATTGAAGATCTAGTTGATGGATATAGTCCTATTTCGTTTATCTGTCCAGCAACATCTTGTGGAATTGTAGTTTTATATACTACAGAATATGTTGTTCCGCTTTCATCAGTTTGTATATCTATGCTTCCTAATGTAACTGGCAGCCTATAAAATTCAAAACCTAACCTTGTGTCTTCTTCTGTAGCAGCAGTTGTATCTATTCCAACGGATATATCTTTATTGTTATCTTCAATATTTCCAGCAATAAAATTTGTAATAAATCTTTTGCCAAATTTAGTTACGACGTTTGGGGATCGAAATACTTCTTTCCCATCCTGATAAAATATATAAGTACCCTTTATCATATTATGCATTAGGATTGTATATCCTTGCATCCACCCCCGCTACGTTGTTTGGATTTTTACTAGAATTTCTTATTTTTAATATTGCTTTATATTTTACAATTTTGCTAACTGAATCGTAGTATTGTTCATAAGCAACACTTTCAATGTCTGCAAGTTGTGGGACATCTAGTTGATTTGTTAAAGTTGAGCCAACTAATGATGCTTCAGAATCTGGTGTTGGATCTCCAGGTGAGGAGTACGGATTCGATACCTGATACTTGTTGTAATCTACAACAGTTCCTTTAATTGAAATATAGTTATTTGGATTTAAAAATACAGTATCTGGGTGCCCAGATGGAAGAACCAAGGGGGTGCCGTCCGTAATGTCTTTTTTATCTATTCTTTTAACCATAATTATTTATTATACCATTTGTCTCTATAAAGATCGACAAACGATATTAGTCTCCAATCCTTCAGAATATGATTGATTTACATTAGTAACAATTAAACTTTCTGTTCCAGCAAAACCTTCATAGACATACTTTATTGAAACTATGTCTCCGACTGAAATTAAAGGGTTTCCAAAAACTTGAAGGGTTACCACTTTGCCTCTATTTACAGTTTTAGTCTTTATCCAATCTGCTAAAGACTTTACATCTGAAAGATTTTGTAGCCATGCAGATTCAAATATTACTGGCTCTACAGTTGCATATTCTGATTCTGGATTATTTACATATTCTAAAGTTCCAGAAGATCCCAAGGTATTTCCGTATACATAAAATGAATTACCTATGTCATCGGCAAGTGGGACGGTGCTAGAAGAATTGTTAAGAATATATGCTTCCGCTCCAAAACTTGAAACTTTTTGTCCTAATATGCTTACTGATGAATTTGCTCCCGTTGACCACAGAACTGGATAGGAAGGTCTTGTGTCAAATTTAATGCTTGCTTTTGCTATTTCTCTTACAACAGTTCCAAATTCGTCTACGGCAGTTCCTTTTGAATCTATTTCATCATTTACATCTGTATATATTAAATCACCAAACTCAGTGTTTATTAAATCATTATTAAATTGTCCCCTATATAAATTTAATGCATATTGAGCATCGTCATATTTTGTTTTTTCAATTGTGTTTCCATAAACATAATCATAAGCTACAGTTCCTCTTCCACATAAAAGAGCAACCTGATTAGTTGCTTTAAGCATTTCAACTAATCCTAAGCTTCCGACTGCTGTGTTGTTTGCAGTAGAGTCAGTATATGAAATTTTATATCCATTAACATAAGCGTCGATAGTAACAGTTTTTAATTCAACCTTTACCTTAACATCTATATTATAAGATCTTCCTCCATATATTCCTTCAATTGTTGATTCTGTTCTGGTTCCAGTTTCTCTTAAATTTACAATATTATTTCCATAAAATTTAACAATTCTAACTGCTTTTCTATTTTTAGATGCAGCAGAGGCTGTAGTTTCAATTATTATGTAATATCCTTTTGTTGCATATGAGTCTATAAAAAATCCAATACCGCCTATTGCATTTGCATTTTCAATTGAATTTTTCATTAATATGCTGCCGCCAAATGTATAGTACGCTACAGAATTTGCTTCGCTTACTGGTTGAGTTTTTGATCCAACTGTAAAATTAACAGTAGAGTAAGATGGGGGAACTATAGATGAAAAACTTCTGTGTGCAATTGCATATTTATTTAATTTAAATTCAGCATCGGAAACTGAAAGCTCCATATATGATTTTGATGGTGCTTTTAATGTGGTGGCAACTGAAGAAATCATTTGACTATTTATAGAGGCTCCAGCCATTGTATGAAAAGCATACTTAGTTGCACTGACTATTGCTCCGTCATATGCTTCAACCTTAAACATATAATATCCTAATGGAACTAGTCCTGTAATGGTAGTTGAAGCTCCGTCTGTTTTAGAAGAAACTGCATCAAATACAAGAGTGGTGTTATTAAATTTTTCCCAATAATATTTATATGATGTTGGAGTTCCAGCAATATTTACAGAAGTAACAGTTATTTTAACAGAGCTTTCAGATAGCTGTTCTACAACTGGCTGATTTATTATTTCAACTGTAGATGATCCTCCACCACCACCATTTATAACATGTATTCTTGTCATTATTTTACCGTTACCATTCTTGCAGTCCATTCATTTAAAGCAGATAGTGTTGACTGAGAAGAGCTATGATACGCTGCTGTTGTTCCAAGTGCCCCTCTTGTTTTAATTTTATATTTACCAGTTGGCTTAAAGTGTGCAGTTTCTGGTTTAAATTCACTTTCAAATCCTGGCTTAGATAATGCTTTATATTTATTAACATCAGCGGGAGAGTATATCCAAACAAGTACGAATGAGCTAGAATTTATTGGAACATACTGATATTGAATTGCTTCAAATTCTATTATTTCTGAGTCTATTAAAAAGTATCCATTAAAGTTATAAATAGATTGCTGTTTGCTATATTCATCAATTGTAGATAGGTCTAATTCAAGCTCTGTGGCGCTAGAGCTAATTGCAGTTTTTAATCCGCCAGCGCTTAAAAATGTTGGTTGAGATTGCCATAAAGCTGAGGATCCTCCAGTATATTGCGTAGATATCGGAGTCTGCCAAAGTATCTTTACTTGGTTAGCAGATGGAATTTCTTTCTGTGAAAAATCTATAATGTTTGGAAGTATGCCTTCTGAATCTGCGGCATAAAAAAAGTTCCAATCTTTTGTTGTTCTGTTATACATATAGTCTCTGCTATAAAATTGTAAAACATTATTTTCATCTACAACTGCATTCATTTGTATATCTCTGCACAACTCTTGAATAATTTCCCATACAGTTTTAGTTCCATCTGTCCAAAAATAATTTACAAATGGTATTGATGTTTCTGTAGTTGCTAAATTAAAATTGTAATTATTAAATCCAATGGAGTCTAAAACTCTTCTTAATATGGCAGTTACTGGATATTGTTCGCAAAGGATATCTGGTGCAATTGTTTCCATTAAGTATTTTACGCTATCTAATGCTGTTACCGATACGTCTCCATAGTCAGATATTGACCAGTCATTAATAAAGAATGATCCTTGCTGTACTTTATCATAAACATCTGAACCACTAGTTATTGCGCCACCTGCATGATATATTTTAAAATATGGTTTTAATTCAGCGTTTTTAAACATATATGTTTTGGTTGAGTCAATTGATGTTGAAGATGTATTGTATGGAATATACTGTAAAGCAGTTTGGTCATACTTAGATAAGTTTATTGATAAGCTGTTTGATGTCAATATGCCTACTGGCAATATGTCATCTGGTGAAGCAGAAGACTCTTTGCTTATGTCAAAAGACACTACGTCTGAGGATAAGTCTTTTACCCATCTAGCCGATACTTCGATTACGCCAACAATTTTACCACCACCAGGATTTGTTGCTTGAAGTCTAATACTTTTAATTGATTGAGGATCAGGAATTGATAAAGGTTCAGCCCACGCTGTTGTACTCCATCCTGTTCCACTATAATATAAAACTACTTTTCCATCAGATGGAGTAGACGTTGGACCGACTGTAATTGTTGAATTGTCAGACTTAGTAATTGTAATTGTATAATTAGTTGGGTTGGCATGGTATCTTTCAAAAGTAGCTACAATTTTATTTGTTAAAGCATACTTAGTTCCACTAGGAGTATAGTTTACAGTTAAATCAGCATTTTGATTTTTTGGTGTAACCCAATATTTATATGCTGTGGTTACTCCAGGATAATATAGCCTAGGCTGATTTCCAGGGTAACTAATAATTCTATAATTTGAAAAGCTATCTTTGGTAGTATCGTTAGGCAATAACACAAAATATTTAATTCCAGAGGCATTCGGCCTAAATGGTTTAACTATAGAATCTATTGGAAATAGTTTTTTATATATATTAATTCTTCCGCTTGGGTCTCTTTGATATTGTGTTTCTAAGCTACTGTCATATGAAACTGAAACTAGATTTAACATAGTGTTCATGTTATATTCTATTGTACATCCGCTATCTATTCTAATATTTGTATTATTATAGAAAACTGTTTTTAAGCTATTTGATGCGGTTATCATTATACCTCATCCATAGAAAGAGATACGTTCCAAAACTCCTGAGCTGTGTCGCCTGAAACCTGCTTAACATTTCTTTTAACTAATTCAAAAGAGCAGGATGTAAATATCATATTAAATGTTTCTGTTTCAAAAGCTTGCCCACCAGAAACAAATGAACCTGTTGCAGTGTTTGTAATTGTAAACTGGCTTGAAGATGCAGATGCTATAGTGGCATTTGATAAATTATATGCAGAAGGATTTACTCCATAAATAGTAACTTTATCTCCTGTAGAAAAATTATTTGCAGCCGTATACGTTATTGTTGTACCGTTACCCGAAACATTTGTTATATTCGATGGACCACTATATCTTAATGTAACATCAAAATTACTTCTTCCAGATAAGGCTCCAGAAGCTTTAGCCGCAACGCCATCATAAAAAGATTTAATATCTACTGCGCCATATCCACCATCTGCTGTAAATGTAGAAAATGAAGGAAGCATATTCCATGACACATTTATTGATTTTTTATCAGCTACAAAGAATTTACGAAGGGTTCCATTAGACATTCTTTGTGTTTTTTCAATTCTATTATGCTGTATAGATACTGGTTGACGATTATGTTCAGACAGTTTAATTGTAGTATTTAAATATATTAAAGAGCCTACTGGTAAATAAATAGCTGCCATATTAAATTGTCCTTCCCCCTCCGCCAGTTTTTAGGCGGTCAAGAGCCATAGCTCCCTTAAATTGTTCGTATAACATTCTACCATTTACTTCTCCGCCATCTGCAAAATTCATTGTTAGTCCGCCAACATTATAGTTTTGTATTGGTCCACCTCTATTATATCCCATTGTATTTGAAGGCATTGCCATTTTCTTTGAAACATCATATCTTGCAGCAAGTCCGCCCATAGCCATTTTATTAATTTCATCAAGTAGTGGGACGCCAACTGCATTTACTGCAGAGGCTCTTAATACATATTCTCCATTTGAGAGCATGGCTGGAATTGAATCAGATGTAGCAGTTCCTGGGCCTCTAACTCCACCAAACGATCCCATTTCATAATTTCTAATATATCCGCCCATTGCTTTCTTTTTAACTTCAATTTGTCCAGATCTATCTGTAGACCCAGAAATTACATACTGGGTGCCATTTATAGAAACTACTGTGCCTGGAGTTAATTTATATCCTTGACTTACCAAAGACTGTGCTGAAACTGTAGAAACCATGCCACCCCTTTGATTAGGAGTTGTTGTTATTTGAGATACAGCAGATCTTGTATTAAGCGATGAGTTTTGAATTAAAGCATATAAGTCTTTGTCTTTTACTCTTAACTCTTTATTTGCATTTATTACATCTGCTAATGATAATTTAGCTATACCCTCTATTCCAGTAGTTCCAAATACATCAGTCATTGCAGGATTTCCTTGGCCATATGTAAATGTAGATGGAAGTAGTTTGGCATCTATACCTAAAGCTTTTGCTCTTTTATCTAAATTTGCTACATTTTTTCTTTCTAAATCTGTTAATCCATTATTGGCATCTATTGTAGCTGCAACAATTTCTGATAATAAAGATTGTAATTCTGAAGCCTTTTTCATTGCATCGTCTGCCTTTTTATTAGCAGCATCAACTATTTTTTGAGACTGTTCGCCCTTTAATCTAAGACTTTCTATAATACTTTCTTGTGCTTTTACATCAGCTGCTTCTTTATCTCTAATTGCATTTATTGCAAGATCTTTCTGTCGAGTACCAGATAGTGATTGTATGTCCAGTTGAATTTGTGCAGCAGTAGACATGTCTCCAGAAGCTAAAGCATTTTGATATTGAAGTTGTAATTTCTTTATCTGTACATTAAAGTTTTCTGATTGATTTTGTCTATCTAGAGCTTTTACTCTTGCGTCTGCCTCTTCTTTAATTTGATCAATAATTTTTTGATGTTTTTTAATTTGGCTATCTAAATTTTCTTGTACTTTCTTTTGTGAATCAATAATTTTAGATGAAGAAGCTGCACTTGTGTATTTTGCAATTTCATCTGAAATATTTTGATATGCTCCACCAACTCCAGTTAATTGTTGAGTCTGCAATTGTATTGTTTTAGCAACTAATTCAGCCATTTCAGAATTCATTGATTTAAGATCAGTATCTATACCACTTAGATATAGTTTAATTTTTGAATATGCTCCTGCAACAGTATCAGTGTTATTTAGTATTAATGCTAAGATTCCATTTTGTTTTGAAAGAGCTTCTACGCCTTGTTCAGTTAATTGAACTCCGCCAAGTTGTTTATCTTTAATAGACTCTAATATAGTATTAAATGCTTCAGATTCAGTAATTAATTTATTTTGAGCATTTTTAGTTCCTATTAATGCTTTTTCTGCAGACTGAAGAGCATTTACTACTGTGTCAAATGATGCTGTGAGTTGATCTGTATTACCCTGTTTTAATAAGTCATTGAATGTTTTTACAGATTGGCTAGCAGCAGTTGCCTTATCTTTTATTGCTACAAATCCCTCGTTTGCTATTGCTTGAATAGATTGATTGGCTTTGTTAGATACGGTAATCATTGCATAAATCTTTTTAGTGGCTTCTTCGGCTCCCATACCCCCAGATATTAATTGGGCTTTTAGTTGTTGAGCTTTAGCAATAACTTGATCTGGTTTAGCAGCATCAAACATCTTTACGTAGTCTGGGAAATCTTTTGCAATTGTTTCTTTTAATTCTTTTAATTGCTTAATAGTTAAATTTAAACCAGGGACACCAGAGCTTTGTGTTGCGGCATAGTACTCTTCAATATTTGCCTTACTTAATTTAGTTTGCTCTGAAAATGTTTTTAATTGTTCTGTTAAAGAATTATATTTGATGCCTAGTCTTTGTGCTGCATCTTCTGTTGGCCCAAATCCAAGATTTACAGTCTCTCTGTGTTCTTTAATTTTGTCATTAATTGTTTTCATTGCAGCTCCAACTGCAAGTAGTCCGCCTAATAATTTTACTGGACCAGGAAGTCCTATAACTGCTGATATTGCAGATTTAAATCTTCCAACTTTTGGAGTAGCATCGTCTGCGGCTCTACCAGAACCTGATAGTAATGCTGGAATTGCAAATGATCCAGTTATTCCGCCAATCATTCCACCAATATCTCCACCTACTGCTGTTCCTAATGCTTGTCCGCCCATCCACCCAGCAGTTCCACCAATCATTTGACCAATTGGCCCAACCATTCCACCTCTGTTATATTTTTGTCCATTTTGTGCTGGAATTGGAATTTGTGGTGGCATTGAAACCATTCCGCCACGATTATATCCAAACATTTTTCCAGTTATTTTACTAAGCAATCCTTTTGGATAATTGTTTTTAAATGGATCAGAAGACCATAATGCAAGTATTTCTCTATCTTTTTTACTAATTCCACGATGCCTTGCTACGGTAGAAGCGGCACCAAATAGCATTCCGTTTGTTTGGCCTGGGGCCATTGCTCTTGCTAATTTTGGTCCTCTAACACCTTGAACTTTTAGGTAAGTATCAGGAGTTGTTTGTTCAAGTTCGCTTGCTAAAGCATCGTACATTAAGTTTTGTGCTCTAGGAGTTAAACCAGATCCACCAAATAATTTTTTACCCATTCCAATTTGAAGAGCAAGGTTTCCATATCCTGAAGTTGGGGGATTGTTTGTAAGCCCGTCTCCAGCTAATCCTTGTCCCCATGTAATACCTAATTTTTTATTTAATTGTGATTTAAATTTTGGAGCTAAAGCTTTTCCAACCATTCCACCTAAATTTAAAGCTTGAGCAGTTGTTTTTTTACTTCTTAGTACGTCGGTGACTTTAAGGTCTTTAATAATGCCTTTTGCCCTTTGTCTAGAAACTTGATCTTTTCCAAAATAATCTAGTATAGCACCATCAACTACTGGTGAGAAACTATCTTCTAGTGTTAGGGTACCTGGTAAATCATCACTAATAATTGAGTTGTTTTTGCCATATTTTAAAAACAAATCTTTGTCTATTTTATTTTCTAAATTAGCCCATTCTTTTTTTGGTACCCCAGTTCTTGCAAAAAGATCATTATATTTTCCTTTATGTTTAGAATTTAATAAAATAAAATCTTTTACTGGTATCCCTGTTTTTAATCTTTGATTTGCATAAGAATCATATTGATAAGTATATCTACTAACAAATCTACTTCCATCCCTAGCAATCCTTGCTCTTGTTGCATGAGTTGCGTGTGTTACTGCGCTTGAAGAATATAGTGATCCAAGTTTAGCTTTTTGCCAAAGTTTTCCTAATTCAGAGTCTGGTGATAAATCTTTTTGCTGAATTGTTCCAGCCCTATTATGTGTTGCCCTTGTAATAGTAGAAGCATATTGTGATGCAACTTGTGCTGCCATTTGTGGATTATTAGAATTCAATATACTAGTTTCTAATCCTGCAGCTGTATTTGCTCCTCTTGTAGGAATTTCTGTTTTACCAATTATTACAGAAGATCTGACGTCCCTAGATCTTATTCTTGGAGTATCATATCCTGAAGATCTACTTATTCCACGAGGCCTTCCAATTCTTCCAAGACCTACTAAACCATAATTATTTTTTGAATTTCTTACCATACCTCCAGCTGCAAATTGATTATTATATGCTAATAGTGCTTCAGCTTCTGATGGTGTTGGGTTATTAACTATAATTTCTCCAGGAGTTACCATTGCTGGTACTACTCTGCCGCCTTTGTTATATCCCATTAAGGCATCTGATGCCTTTCTATTTAATACGACATCTCCTTCTATTAAATTCATAAATTGAGTATCTGTTGTATCTGATCTTGGTCCAGGAACAACCATTCCGCCTGTTGCAAATTTCTTTGGCATTGTTGTTTCTGTTGAATATCCAGCGCCATATGTTCTTACTCCAAGGGCCCTAGCAATAGCATCAACTATTGTCTTGCCCTTTCTGCCAGGTCTAAATATTTCTTTTAAATTTGCTTTTCCAGTATTACTTACAATGGCTTGTGAAGTGAGGGGGACTTGAGTTAAATTTGCAGTCCGACCTAGCGATGTTGCAACTTGAGTTGTTGCTGTAGCCATCATTGCTTCTATTTCTGTATTTAATGCAATAATTTTTGCACGAGCTGCTTCCATTGTAATTTTTCCAGATTGTAATTGAGCAACTATTTGAGCAGATCTATTAGCAGCATTTGTAGTTATATCTGTCATTGGCACTAACAATTGACTAAAAGTGTTACTTATATCTTCGCTAAAGGTTCCAGTTCTTGCAATTTCTTTCTTTAATGTAGCAACTTCTCTTTTACTTAACATAGATAGGGATCCCATAAGCGCATGCCACTTTGCTGCCTCTCCAGCCACTATTCCCGTAGAAGCACCTCTTGAAGATGTTAATCCTTCAATTTTTGGCATATCTCCTGCCATAAATATTTGAGGAACAGTTCCTATTTTTTGATTTACATCAATTGATCCAGGAGTAACAGAGTGAATTGTTTGGGCATCTCTTTGTGCTTGATTCATCAATCCTCTTGGATTATGATGTGCAGCCGCTCTTGTGTCTATTTTACCTACAAGTGGGTGGTTAGGATTTACAACTCTTGGGCCTGCAACTATAACATTACCAGCAGTTGTTGATATGGCGGGATTAACTGACATTGCAGCAGATGATGCTTTTTGTTGTAATATTGTAAACTCTGCAGTTAGTCCAGCAATTGCTTGTTTTAATACCGCTGCTGCTTTAGCATCACTATAAAATGTTTGTTCTACTAAATTACCAGCTTTTTGTGCTGCTAAAATTTCTGGAGTTAATAGCCTCCATCCTTCTCCACCCTTAAATAATGCTTTAAAATGATAAGCACCTTTAATAATATAGCCAAAGAAGTTTCCGAGTACACCAGTTAACATGATTAATGGTCCAGCCGCCGCCGTTAACATTCCCATAAATCCTAATGCTTGTTTAATTGGATCTGGTAATTTTTGAACAAACTTAATTATTCCATCAACAAAATTAATAAGACTTGTATTGATCTTTAAGAACTGCTCTCCAATTCCAGCTAAATCTGCCTTTAATCCTTCTACCGCTCTACGATATTTACCAGATGCTGATTCTGTTACTTGTCCTAATTCTCGAGTAGCCAATGCCTCTAATTCTTGGGAGCTAGCCTTCATTAAATCTAATACTTGCAAAGTCTGGCTTCCTTGTTTTCCTAAATTCTCAAACAAAGCATTCATACGAGCAAACTGGAATTTACCAAATAATTGTTCTAGTGCCTGTTGCTTTTGAAGCGGGTTTAATGTTTCTAATGCTGCTTGTAATTCCAATATTGTTGCAGTTGTATTTCCAGCATTTTTTTGAACAATATCTGTTAAGGATATTCCAAACCCATTAAATAAATCTTTTGCAACTTTAGTTGGATTAATAAGAGAGGCAAGACCTGACTTTAAAGCGTTAGCTCCTTCAGAGGCATTGATTCCGCCTTCTCGCATTGCTGTTAAATATAATGCTAAGTCTTGTATGCTTCCACCAAGTCCTTTAATAATTGGTCCAGCTTTTGGAATTGCTTCTACCAAGTCATTAAGGGTGGTCGATGTTTGGTTTTCAACTGCGTTTAAAAAGTTAATTGATTCTGCTAATTCTTCTGTATTTTGTTTAAATGCTGTTTGAATTGCTAAAGTAGCCTTCATTGCATCTTGTCTATCAACTTCACCAAGGACGGCTAAACGTGTTGTTTCTCGTATAGATCCCAATAAATCATTACCTTGTTTTCCAGTTGCTGCAATATCTGCAGCTAAAGCAATTGTGTCTTTAAATGACGAGCCGTATGACTTTGCTAGATCTTCTGCAGTTTTTGAAACATCAGCTCTTACTTTTCCAAGTTCCTGTGCTGATACTGCTGCTACTCCGCCATAAACTTTTGTTAAACGAACTAATTGTTCATCTGCTTGTTTAAATGCATCTGCCGATGCCTTTCCAAATGCTGCTAGTGGTACGGTTAATCCTACTGTTAATTGACGTCCTGCCCATTGAGTATTTTTACCCCAGTTAATTAATGAGTTAGCGCCTTCTTGAACTACCTTGTTCATAATTTGTAGTTCTTGTCTTGCTATTAAAGATTTATTTTTTACTAAATCTAAACCTCTTGGGATATGAACATTATATTGCATTAACCCTTGAGCGTTTTTGCCCAAGGGTTGCATAATTGCGTTTTGTAATTGTACCTGTTGTTTTGCTAAATCTCTTACTAATCCGCCAGTAGAGGTTGCGTGTTGACGATAAACTTGAAAAAATTTTCCAAGTCTCATCTGGCCTCTGTCTAATTGAGAACCAAATTTTTCTACATCAGATGAAAGGCTGACAAAGTGGGTGGAAAACTGACCAGTGCTTCTTAGGGTGTCGGCAAATGACCTATTCATTACACCAACTTGAGCTGCCAACATTTTATTGGAAGCTACTAGTTGATCTTGTAATTTAGTTAACGAAAATGAAACCTTATTAAGATCTGCAATAAGATTTGAAAAGTCGGCTTTAGCGACTATATTCGTGACTATATTTTCGTCAGCCATTTATTATATTCTACTCCTTAGAGTATCCTAATCCTGCTCCGATTCCAAATCCAGACTCTGAGGCAAACTGGCCTTGTAGTGACAATATGTCGTCTCCACTAGCATTTATGCCTAGCGCCTTTCTTCTTACATCTTCAAAGGTTGGACCTTCTGTTTTTTCTTCTTCTAAGTTAACGCCCTGAAGCATAGCCAAGAATTTTCTTTTCTCTTCTTCAGTTTTCTGCATCGACTTAAAAGTTTGTATTAACTCTGGCATTGAAAGACTTTCTTCTAGTTCTTCGTAATTTTTCCAATTACCTAAAAGAAAAACTTCCCCTAATAGAGCGGCTAAATCTAGTTCTGACCAGCCAGAACCGCTGCCGCTAGAAGGTTTGGGTCGTCCATCTTAATCCCACCACATACTTCAAGTATGCGATTGATTGTGGGTACGTCCAGAGCATCTTCTAATGCATCTCGATCTTTTACCAAATCTGGTAATTGTTTTTCTAATGCCACTGCACAGGCATCAATAAGGATTGTTAATGTTTCGTTTTCTGTTTTTGACTCTGAAGTCTTTTGAATTGCAGCCATGAACTTTCTTAGTTCTTTGATTGTCAATGGTTTTAACTTAACCTTAGCTCCATTTTGAAGCTCGATTTCTTCTACGTTATATATGGTTGTAGCCAATTTATATCCTCCTTGGATAGTCTTAATTATTATAACAAAACCATATTACTAATACAAATAGAAAACCCCCAATTTCTTGGGGGTCTCTATTAATAAATTAAATTTATTATGCTACTAATACACGGTCAATAATCTTGCCGTATTCTGAGCCAGAGTAGTTAGCATCTGGTAGAAGACGGAAAGTCACTGGGAATGTGGTTGGAGTAGTACGAGCAAGCGAGAATTGTGACTGTTGTACAGACAATACTCGACGTGCATAGTATACACGCTCAGATGATGTTGAATCAGCTGTAGGTGCTTGGCCAACGGCAATCAATTGACGCTCTGTTGGGGCTGCTCCTAAAGAACCTGCCTCAAGACCAAGTACGTCTTTTTTAGTGTCTCCAGTTCCTGATGTTGTTAGAGATGATGCATTTTGTCCGAATACAGCTACGATATTCTCGAGTGTACCTTCTGACATTTCTGTCATGATCATAACCTCCATAGCAGACTTGAACAGCTTAGCTGTATCAAGTAACTGATCTACAGTTACGTTGTCGTATGTTGGGTTGTATGTAATTTGAAGACCGTTGTTAGTAAAACCAACGTTGCGGTATCCAAACTTCCCTGCTGTCTGATCAACATTGTTTAATGATGTTGTATATGATACGTTTGTTGCAAAAGCTGGGATAGCTACGTTGCCAGAAGTTGCAGTAATTGCTACACCTGGCTCTGCGTTTTCGATGTAATCTGAATCGTTAACGTCAATAGTTGACAAGAACAATGGAGATGCACCGACAAGAATGTTTTTAGCATTACCTACGGATTGTGCCATAGTTTATTTTCCTCCTATATTAAATATATATATATATTTAAAAAATCTAAGCTGGCTAGGCTTTTCTTTCCTCATATCCAATAATAGGCCATTTTGGGCCATAAGGCAAATTATGAGAATCGGCCAACGGTATCTGTAATACGAGAATATTTAACCTCTAATATTACATCTGCCGACAAAAATCCCTGTATCTCCTCTGATGGGGCAGTTGGGGATATATCAGCAATAAAAATACTGTGGAATTTAAATTTATCAGATAGGGTATCAAAGCTATTTACGTCTTTGGCCGAATCGTCCATTCTTCTAAATTGGTCGGTCATGAAATTTCTAATCTCATTAATATCTGAAATATCTGTTGAGTATATAGTAAATAGAACTTGCTCACAGCATATCAACCAATTGTCTTCATAAGACATACCGATCTTGTCATAAACGATATGTTTCTTTCCGCTCAAAAACTGGTTCATTTCTGCCGACTGTTGTACTGGAATAATTGGAATAATAGTGTCCCCAATATTATCGCTATAATATTCTGTTTCAGTAAAAATTTCTCTATCGACTAATTCGCTCCAAAGGAACTTTCTTAATTCCAGGACTGCATCTAATTTATAATTAACTGTCATACCATTGACCCTCCAAAGGATGCTTCGACTGCAGCATCAGCCATTTGCCGAATTGAATTTGGGGAAAATGAATATTGAACTCTTTTAATTGGGGATGGTAATCTTAAGGACTTAGACATTGCTGAGTTAAATATTTGTTGGAATCCAGATCTCTTAATTGATAGGTTTACTAAATTGCTACTAAACCATCTACTATAATATAGGGTAAATTGATTTTTTACACCAGGCCCTCCTGGCCTTTTAACGGTCACTGAGGCCCCTTTAGGCATAAACACTGTTCCAGTATCAGTTTCAAATACTAGGCGCTCTGCGGCCCTTGGGGCAATTGTTAGGGGCATTCCAGCCTCCATCACAGATGCTTTGCTAGCAAATACGTGTCTACGTCTACCTTTTGAGCTTGGGACGGCGGATTTAGATGGGATAAATTCAAAATCTATTTTAAAAGAAATACCTGTTGTATCTATCATTTTTAATTTAAATAATCTAGCAGTAGGGAGTCCAGACTTTTTCCATTCATAAACATGGTGAAAACTTCTAGGCTTTGACCTGGCCTGAGCATCCATATATTCTCCAAAGTCTTTATTTATCTGAGTATATATGGTTTTTTTAAATTTACTTTTAAATTGATTGCTTGTTGTTAATTTTGCAATAACATTAGATTGATAATATAGGGCTGCCGAGATTTGAGCCACATTACTATCTTTTAAAACGCCGTCGTTGCGGCTGCCAATCATAAGTCTTTCAAGACCTGAGGCTGCGGCTAGTAGCATAGCACTAGAGTCCAATTTGTTGGTTCTCCGATCTCTTCATAGATGAGTTGTATCCAAGAACTCTGCCAAATGGGTCGGTTAATGGAGTAGTACCCATAACCTCAAATACGGTGGGAGTCTCTGTTGGAAAGTCTAATTCCACCCAAATATAGTTACCACTCATGTCACGGATATTTGTAACTTTTTCCCGTGTTGTTAATCTGCCTTCGGTTCTAACTTGAATTATTTGATCGTTAACATATTTGTTATTAAATATTTGTTTATCGCTACTTCTAGTAGTTGCCGAGTTACTTATAACGCCTTTAGCATGACAGTCTACGCTTTTGTAAAATAACCATTCTTTTTTAATAGCCCCAGTATCTGGATCTTGTGTGTCTAGTTGTCTATACACATCCAGTTTCATTGGTAGAACGGACTGGATTAGGTCTTGCATTAAACAACAACCATTCCATTTATGACATATGGACTAAGCAGTTGATCTGCATATGCATTTCCTGTTCCACGGTATGCGTTTGAATCATATTCAAATTGCCAGTCAAATGTTTGAATGTTTTTAACGTATTTGTTTTTCCAAATGTTATCCTTGGCGAAGTAATCTTTCATTAACTCTACACAGGCTTGTTGGACATTGTCTGGGACTTCATTCCAGCCATACTTGCCAACTATTTTATATCTAACATTTTTTGCAAAAGCGCCATTTATATTATCATTAATTGTTGGAGGTACCATTCCGTTAGCAACATACACTGTATTATCAATTAGATAAGTTCTGTCTACTCTAATGCCGAATCCAGTTTCTGAAATAATTGGAGTATAGGTCCAGTTGTTTGTAACTGGATTTGTATTATTGTCTATTAATAAAATATCGTTTGAGTACAGTTGATAAACTGTATCTATTTTATATGGAAGCGGAAGAATGTCCGAATTCATTCCATAAACTACCTCAGTGTCATTGTATAAATAAAATTCTTGATTAGTATATTCTTCAATAAGTTTACGTGCATATTTTTCTGCTATTTGTAATTCTCTGTAAGTTTTATAATTTGGATCGCTTGGATCGGAACCAAAATTTAAACTATCTATTGTGTCTCCAAAATTTATATATGGAGTTACAACATCAACATATGTAGTATGGGTTCCAGCAACTGAGCTGACCGTATAAGACCAGACAACTTTAAATTTTCTATTTCTTACAGAATAAGAAAATGGCAGAACTATCTGATATGTTCCTATATCTGTTTCTACAGCTGTTGCCGTAAGTGTTGTTAAAATAGTTGTTGGAAGAATTGCTGGACTAATGGCAGGATCTTCTGTAATATCATATATGGCAGCAGTTACGTTACCACTAGGCTCTACGAGTTCACCTTCCCAATATATTTTTGTTTTAATTGGGGTGTTACTGTTTACATAAATCTCTGCCATATTAAGATTTTAATTAGCTATAAAAACTTTGTACCTCTGTTGGGTTAGCTAATCTAAAACCTTCCTCCTTATCAAAAATTGACTGCGCTTGATCCTTAGTCATTGCAACAAATGGGTGCTCTTTTGTAAAAGTAAATCCCGTAATGTCGTATCTAAAGTTTGGTCTAGTCATTTTGACTAAAACGCTATCCTCAGATAGTTCTTTCTTTGGATCAAATTTAACTGGTTGCTCTGGAGCTTCCTCTAAATTGTCTTCAATATCTTTAATTGTTTTTTGATACACGGCCCAGGTTACGCCTTCTTCTGAAAGTGCAGCAATAATGTCAGTCTTGTTTTTTAATTCTTCTGTACCTACACCGAAATCTTCGGCTACCTTTTTTAGTTCAGATATCTTTAATGTCTCAAATGACACAATAATCTCCTTTGTTCAAGTATATTTATTATAGCATTAAAGGAATTAAAGGGGAAGGGTATATAAATATAAAATAAGAAGGGCCTGGCTATTGCCAGGCCCAACTTAATTATTAAAGATTACTTATGAAGCAACCTTAACGTTCTTTACTACAACCCAAGCATCAGCTTGTTCGATTTGAACGCCTACACGAGTATACATTGTGTATTCAATAGAGTCCTTACGTGGCCAGAAGAATCGGTAAACAGTTACATCACGCTTGATACCAATAACTACGTTATTTGGGAATGTCAAGTGGATATCTCCGTGATTACCAGTCTCTCCTGAATAGTCACCATCTTGTGCCTCTGGAAGAAGTGGAACTTCAACAATCGGAATACCGAATGCGAATGGTGCCACATATCCTGCAGGTCCACCTAGTGGTTGAACCTCTTGCCCACGGATAATGCTTGAAGCAATATCTTGTGGAATTGTCTGGTTTGTTCCAATGCTGTTAGCATATAGGAAGTCCTGAATTAAGTTTGATCCTGCTAGGAAGCGAAGATCTGAACGGCGTTGCTTGTACTTACGTGGAAGTGCCTTTAATGCGCTGTTAAATACAGCACGAGAAACAGCAGCTCCACCAGCATCAACAACATGACCGTATGTCTTTGCCTTCTTTACTACACCGTCAAATGACTTGTACAAAGCATCTGATGTTAAAGCTGTATTTCCGTTAAGAACTACATCCTCAATATCATTTCCTGCTTGTGTTGCCATCATACGTGCAATGTGGTCTTCTAGATCTGGACCCTCAATGTTGTCTTCTAGAGACTCTGTTGATAGTTCCCAATCTAGGCGTAACTTCTTTGTTGTCAAAGAAATTTTTGAGAAAGATACTGCGCTATTTGCTGAAGTATCATCTGCTTCTGTCGCAAGTTTCATAAGCTTTTCGCCTACGGACATACGATCAATTTCAGTTGTATCAGACTTCATTCTTACTGTACGTGCAACTTTACCAATTACGGTTGCGTCGAACATATAATCTAAGAATCGAGCTGATTGCTCTGGATTCAGTAATCCACCCTCACCTTCGGAACCGATGTGTACGCCTGTGGTTGCTACTGCAGACCCAGACATATTAGCGGTTACGGAAGTATTAGCGGCTACTGATTTTTCTAATAGTTCATTACTCATAGTTTTACCTACCCTTTTTTTAATTGAAAATTTCCTGTACGGAACCGAGGAAAGAACCGTTCCATTTAGATTTTTTAATTGTTACTTCCTGAGACCCGCCAAGGTCTGAGGACTTCTTAATTGCAGTCTCATTTTCTACTGCATCGACACGCTTTTCTACACCATTGATGGTGTTGCGTATTTCTGTTACAGCATTACTTAATGCTGTGTGTTTCTCTGCCAATTCTGAAATTCGGCCTTCAACGCTCTTGCTAAATGTCTCAACAGTCTCTTTGATTGTTGAAACCTGAACAGCATTTGCTTCAGAAGCTTTTGTTAAAGTTTCTGCGAAAAAGCCTTTTAGGTCACCTAGCATCTTTGCAAAATCAGGTTCATCAACCTCAACTTCTGATACGTCGGCTGCCTTTTCCAGAGTTTCGGCAGAAGCGTCTGCAACTGTATCTTCTACAGGTGCCTCTTCAACTGCTGCATCTTCTGCAACTGCTGGAGTTTCTACGGCTGCTTCTGGTGCTGCAACTTCTGCTGCTGCATCTTCTACAACTACGTTTTCTGTGTTTTCTGACACTTCATTACCTCCTTCTGCGTTTGCCTGTTTTGCAATTGTTTGTATTGCAGGCAACGGTAATCTTGACTTCTTAAATGAAGCAAGAATTCTGTCTATCTCTTTTCCTTTATTAACATCTGAACTTTCTACCCAACCGATTAGTTCCGCTGGTTTACCAGTTACTGGTGATTCATATGTCTTCTCTGTTGAGATAAAAACAGAGTCACTTTCTGAACAATAAAAAATATTTTCTGTTACAACTTCTGCAGCCATTCCTTTAAATACTAATTGTCCATTAACTTTCTGAATTGAAAGAATATTGCACAACTCATTTGCTGGAGAATCTACAATTGATAGCTCCATCAAATCATAGTCTTTAATAAATCTGACTGTCTTACCTGTTGATTTGTTTACTTCATTATCTGACTCAATGATCTTTCCGCCGATTGAGAAACCTTGAAGTGTTCCGTCTAAAACTTTTTCCCATGTATCCTGGGCGCCCTTTGAGATATATGCATCTACATATACTCCATTAAAAAATTCCTTTGTTGCTGGATCATAAAATGTTTCTGGCTTGAAAGAAACTACTTTGCCCACTGCAACTGGTTGATGCATCTCACGAAGATTTCCTCTAAAGTTTTCAAAAGCTTTTAGGCTTGCTTCTGCGGTTACTACATCTCCTGTTTGATCGATATTGTCTAGTGTGGCAAAACCAGAAACTGTTCTCTTTTCACGATTAACTTTTGTGAATGGAACAGATAAAATGATATTATCGCCATTGGAAGACCAATTAGATTTTTCAATATTCATATGCTCAATTTTATACTTGTATACGTCAAAAGGCAAATAACTAGTTGCCTAATAATTAAGCGGTTACTCTACCCTCTCCTTTTGGATTTCTAGCCTCCCCAGAAATATCTGGAGAATTAGCATCCCGCTCCTGAGTTCTTTGACGAGAATTCATAGCTTGTGCAGTTTGTTCGGCAGCCTGTTGTGGCTTTAATTGAACAATTGAATCTCCACCATCAATTGGAACCATACCTTTTCTAATTCGAACTTCATTAGGGGTAATTACCTGCATTCTTAAATATCTCTCATCTATCTTAGATTGAGTATCTTCATCAGTCAAGGTTAATTCATTAAATTTAATTAATAGCACATCTGTCTTTTCTTCAATTATTTTATTTAATTTCTTTTCTAAAATATCCTGTGCTGGACGGCATACCTGCTCTTTAAACATTTTATCTGAGTCTCTGGCTGAAGCCAAATTGACTCCTTCAGGTAATCCGATTTTGCTAATTGGAACTCTATGGGCCAAAAGAATTTCATCTCTATTTGATTTACGATAAACGTTAAATGAGGACTCTTGAGAATTTGCCTCAATTGGCTCCATTTTAAATTCAACCTTTGAGTCTGCACTATCGGCTGGAAGGGGAACATATAGGGATCTATGATTTTTACCTTTTAATCCGACCTGGAAAAATTCTAATAATTTACGCTCTGACTCTGGAGCTAGTTTAGCACCTTTAACTGTAATGATATATCTTGGGACCGCCTTGTTTTCAAAGTAGTCTAGATTATACTTTCCAGCAAATTCATTTCCCGCCATAGCATTTTGTGCTGCAATAATATCTGGAATTCCATAGTAGTTATTCATTGGAGTATATTTCTTTAGGTGAATAATTTCATTTGGACGATCTGATCCATCTGCAATTGGGTTTTCAGTTTCTTGATCTCCGAAGTTTCTAAAGTATACTGCCTTGCCATAAAGCAATTGAATAAAGCCATCACGAAGTCTGCGTACTCGCATTGTCTTTGCAGGAATATGCCCAATGTATCCAATGTTGCCAGCAGTTGTTCTGCCTATTTCAATGTAACCATTTCCTGTTGCTTCTAAATCTACATAAGCTTTAATTAATGTTTCTGTAAATGTTTCTTCTTCATTTACTTCTTCTAGCCAAGAATCTAGGTCTTGACGAAGCTTATTTAATTTACGACGTGCCCGCTCTAATTGTCTTTCATCTGAAATGCTGTCAAGGGCTTCGTTGGCCTTTCTTGTTTCTACAAATGAGAATCCTAGTCCAACAATATTCGCCACCTTTGCATTAATTGCTGCATAGTTGTATGGAGAGATTTCATAAATTCTGGAAAGATATTCTAAGTTGTATGGTGGCTCAATAAGATCGAACATAGCATAGCCAGTTATTGCTTGTGCTAATAAGTTTTGTTGTGTTTCCGCTCCTTCTTGACCCACAAATCTTTTTTGTAAATCTCTTGAAACTTTACGTTTAAATGATGAGCCTAGTCCATTAACCTTTTTTAATTCTGCGCCTTCAATTTTAAATGGATCATTTTCTACAACTGGCTTCTTATTAAACTTAATCCAATCAGAATCGTTTGATATAAAAATTTGATCTGATGACTCTTCGTCGTTCATAAATTCCATTTATCTAGCTCCCTTTGCTGCTCTAACTTGATCCTTGTATTCGCCAATGTCTAGTGGATCTGGAGTTAGACCCCATTTCAACCTTTGTTGTTGATACTCAAATTCTTCGTCATCAATTTTTCTGCGTCCCGCCAAAAACTTTGGCTCTCCTCTATTTACGCCATAGTGGGCAACGGCTTTTCTAAGCATTTCAATCTTTTCTCTATTTCCTTTTTTGGAGGTCACAGAAAGATAATTACCATCATCATCGCCAACCCATTTGCCGTCAATTTCCCACACATAAATTCCTAGGTTAGTTTCTTCTACTACAGATTGCTTAACTCTTTTAATATCCATTAGGTATTAATTTTACCATTCTTTTAGGTTAAAGTCCAGATTTTGTCCAAAGGTTTGACAAAGTTATACGTTTTGTATCACGAGCCAGTCATTATTATAAGCCTGAGCTGAATTTTCTGTCAAGTTTATAGTCGAATCTTGGCATATTACAGAAGCCCTACCTAGATATAGATCATAATGATTTGATATTTGAGTTCCCGTAAATTGATCCTCGTATAGGGCAACATTTTGAATTAAGGACCCTACGCCTACTCCTGAAGCATTATTAAATTTAAGCGGGCCGTAAATTGAATTTGTATAAGTTATGACCACATGGTGAAGATCTTTAGATGTAAAAACATTAGATATGCTAGTTGCTGAGGACTTATTTACTCCATTTACATATATTGAATTTATGTTGGTTTTACTAATTGTCCCAGAGGACCAAGAGAAGTTCGATGCCGCATAGCCGTTATTTGAAATAGAAGAAATTAATCCGCTATTTGTAATTGCGTCTGGCGTATAGAAAAACTCTATAGTCTTTACGGGTATATTGGAATTAATATAAAATCCAGAATTTGCTGGAACCCTAATTCCATTCCTATAATCTCTAGATAAAATAGGATATTTATTAGGACCAAGGCTTATTGCTGGATCTGATATACCAGCCAAATCAGCAAATGTCGACATATAGCTTCCACCATTTTGGGCATACATTACTTGATCATTATAAAAAGATAAAGTTAAATTAGAAATCTTAGGAAGATATTTACTATTGTCTGTGGTGGATAAGGTTATCTTTAAATAAACAAAGCCTGAGGAATTAAAACTATTTAATTTATATTGAGGGATTGATTCACCATTCATGCATTGAACCCATGTAGAGTTATCTATACTGGTTTCCACCATAATTCCATTATCGCCATACCATTCAATTTTAGAAGAATCCATTGTAATTCCCAGCGGAATAGTAACTAAGTCTGTTAGGTATACAGTTTTTGAAACTCCGCTTTCAGAGTATGCTATTTCAATTGCATTGTCATCTCTATTATAATATAAATCATCGGTTAAAAAGTATTCCCAAGATCTATCGGCTGGATAAGAATATCTGTATTGAGAACTAATGCTATTATCATAAAATTCAAATATCTGTCCATTATCTGGGTATGCTATTTGTATTGGTGGCAAGAACCCATTGTCATTATAATGATTTAAAATTTGAGTAGCAGATAAAGCATACCTATATACTGCTGGATCATCTACAATAAATGAATCTGTAGCATGTGCTGTAGGACCAATTTGTAAAGATAGGGATGTGTTTGTAAAAGTAAAATCTGTAAGATCTTTTGAAGCCACCGCCTTACCATCTACATAAATTATCATTTGAAAAACTGAATATACGGCTACAATATGTAGGGCTTTTTTAAAATATGGAACGGTATAGTTTAGTATTTCTGAGTCAAGCTTAAATATAATATTTCCTCTTTGCCAGAATACTCCAACATCATTTGCTGGGTCGGCAAAAATAGTAGTTAAATTAGTAGTAGGTATATTTGGGTATATCCATGCTTCTATTGTAAAATCATTATCTGATGTATATTTATTTCCAAACCCGCCTGATGCTGTAGAACCATAATAATCAAAAGTAGTAGGAACTAGCATGTAGTTTGTATTTGTTATTTTTGCTGCATGACTTCCGCCAGATGTTAATGGTAAAAATGTATCTGTTAGATCTCCTTGATATATACCATCATTTCCACATCCAGATTTATCAAATATAGTATTGGATACTATTTCCCTGTATGTTGAAAAATCATCTTCAAATTCTTGATATGTATCATATGTGTCTAATACATCTTGATATGAGCCTATTAATGAAGTATATGTTTCAGATATTGGATAATATACAATAGGGTGGTCTTTTAATATTTTTAATTGATAAGACATTATCCTCCTACTGCTGATTTTAAGTATCTAACTATAACTATACCAGAACCGCCGTTTCCAGGATATGCCTGATTGTATCCCGATCCAACAACTCCGTTTCCTCCACCACCGCCACCAGATCCAGAATTTGTTGCTCCTAAATTTAAATCGTTATATGGCTGAGTATCTTGATTATAAATATATCCACCTGAGCCACCACCGCCTAAACCTCCAGTAGCTTGATAAGCAACTTCAACGCTTCCACCGCCACCTCCTCCTGCATAATATCCACTAACTCCAGTAGATGTTGCTGAAGCCCAAGATGAATAAGAATTGGTTCCATTTCCTCCAGAGCCACCATAATTTCCACTAGCTGCTCCACCAGATGCCCCTGCACCACCACCACCGCCGTGTCCGACAGAACCAGGTCCTCCATTATTTCCTTGAGAAGGGGATGTTGCTGGAGTATTTCCAAAACCTGCAGCTATGGAAGCCCCACCAGTACCACTTGCTCCGCCGCCTGAACCTCCATTATTTGCTCCTGCTCCAAAACTGTTTGTTGACCCTACTCCTCCGCCTGCAGACTCAAATGAATTAAATGATGATGGGTTTGTTCCAGTTATATAATAAGCTCCGCCTGCACCAACTGTTGCAGGATACAAGCCAGCAGTTAATGTTGCTGATGAAGATCTGACTCCACCTGCACCTCCACCGCCTCCACCCCAACCACCACTACCTCCACCTGCAATTACTAAATATTCAACAGAGATACTTGGTCCAGTTATTATTAAATTATCTGTACCAGTAAATGTTCTATAATAATATGTTGAATCAGAAGATAATGTTCCGCCACTTACAAATGTTCTCTTTGATATTTCAGAAGAAAATATTCCTATTAGATGACGCAATCAAACCACATCTCCAGCCACATACCATAAATTTGCCGCTACTTTAGTTATTACGGCTGAACTATATTGAGTTCTTAATTTTGGAGCGGCAGCAGATGCGCCTGTTGATTGTATTGTTGTAGTTCCAGAATTTGAGGCTTGAATAGTTGTTTGACCAGAACCCATTTGCCAAACTGTTATTGATGATCCTATTTCAAAGTCGGTAGGGCTTGTTGATACAGGAATACTAAATGTATTTGAAGATCCAACATTCATTCTTACTATTGCTGAAGAATCTGAATATACTGCAGTATAAGATGCTGTTTGAGTATTTATAGCATATACTGATGCCGCACCGCTTGGTCCTGTTACTCCAGTAGGACCAGTTGCTCCAGATGGTCCAGTTGCTCCGCTAGGTCCAGTTGGCCCTGTAGGCCCTGTTGCTCCAGTAGGACCAGATGGGCCAATACTTCTTACAAGATTCCAAGATGTTGCATCCCATTTCCAGGAATTACTTCCTACTGTGTGAACATCATTTAAAGTTGGAGAATTTGGAAAATCTATTGGCACGTTATATACCTGCCAATGCTTTAGCTTCTTCTTCTGTTAAACCCAATGCCTTTAATTTATCTATAGCAGATTGTTTTAATGCAATAATTTCTTCATTTTCTAAAAATTGATCTTGAGATCTTATGTCAATAATTTTTTGTGGAGGATTAGACTCAAGTTCTATTCTTTTATCTATTTCTTCTTGAGTATATTCTCTTTCAGTAACTTCTCCAGTAGAAATATTTATTTCTGTTACATCTATCATAGTGTACTCCCTAGTATTGTAAAATATGTAGCTAATTGAACGGATCCGCCTATAACTCTACCAAACTGTCCATTGCTTCCATAAAGTAATTCAAAAGTAATTGAGCTAATAGGATCTGCCTTATCCCACATTCCAGTTACAAATTTAATTTTTGGATATGCTGTGCTAGATATACTTTGTCGGCCATTTGCTATTAAATTGTATGATTTTGCAGTAGAAGATAAGTTGTCAAAAATTTCTATAGATCCTCCTGAAGGACCTGAAGGAACTATAAATAATCCAGGGTCTGAATTATTTGCTCCATACGCAGCTGATTCATATCCAGACAAACCAGTTCCGCCAGTTCCGCCAGTTCCATAAAATGAACTTAATGAATATCCAATAAATTCTACTTGGCTATATCCAAATTTACTATTTCCTGATCCTCCACCATTCACAGATCCTACTAAAAAATGATCTATATTATCTGATGGAGAAGCAAGTGTGCCACCACTACTTTCTTGTCTATGCCAAATTATTTTAAGTCTATTATACGTTCCAAGTCCAGATAGTGTGACCGTAGTTCCAGATGTTACAGCTTGATTTGTAATTATTGCTGTCCAGCCAGTTGGAGTATATCCTGATGATCCACTTGGTCCACTTGGGCCTGATGGTCCACTTGGGCCTGATGGGCCTGATGGTCCACTTGGTCCTGATGGACCTGATACTGTGCTATTTGCACCAGTTGGTCCTGATGGACCTGAAGCACCTGATGGTCCTGATGGTCCGCTAGGTCCTGTTGCACCTGTTGGTCCAATTAAAGATTGTCCAACCTCTACCCAATATGAATCATAATATGTATATTGTGTTCCATTTGTAGAATTAAACCATGCTTGTCCTGTAACTGGAGAAGATGGCGGAGTATCTGATGTTATTGAAAATGCTGGTGCAGGCCCTGTTGGCCCTGATGATCCGCTTGGTCCACTTGGGCCGCTTGGGCCTGATGGACCTGATGCTCCTGATGGACCTGACGGACCTGATGGACCTTGTAATGGACCAACATTTAACCATTCATCTCCATCCCAAACATATAAGTCTGGACCAACAACATATCCATCTCCAAGATCTCCTGTAGGATGTGCTGTTTGTAATGCGCCTAATGTAGCATAGCTACCAAGTATTGTTACTCCCGCTCCTTGTGCTCCAGTTGCTCCTGATGGACCTGACGGACCAGTTGCGCCAGTTGGTCCTGTGGGACCAGTAGCACCTGTTGCACCTGACGGACCTGACGGACCTGATGGGCCTGAAACACCTGATGGACCTGATGGACCTGATGGACCTGATGGGCCTGATGGGCCTGATGGGCCAGTTGGTCCTGGATGTGCTGTTAAATAAGTATCGACATCTTCAGCTAAATATTCCAAATCTCTTGGGACATCTGGAGTGTCTGAATATACTGGATAGCGAAAGCCTTTAGCTGTGGTCATTTTTAAATTATACCACTTTCAGGTTTATAACTATACCAGCCATCATCCCATAAAGTAAGTAATTTATTAAAGTATTTATCATATTTTTGAGCGGTTACTTCAAGGGAGTAAGTGTCCACTGCCCTCCGCCATATTTGTGCTGGATTTAAATATTTTACCTTTTCTGTAGCATCACAAAACTCTTGAAATGATCTACATCTATATCCTGTTACTCCATTAATATTTGTTTCTGTAAATGCTCCCCAGTCTGTAGTTATTGTTGGGGTGCCGCAAAGATGTGCTTCTGGAACTATATTACCAAATGGTTCTAAATAAAGAGTAGGTGCAAATAATGCAATTGCCCCACCTATTAATTTCTTTCTTTCTTCTGGACCAATTACTCCAACATATTCACCGTATTCTGGCGGGGTTCCAGGACCAGCAATAATTAATCTTTTATTTAATTTCTTACAAACTTCTACTGCTATATTATATCCTTTACGATCTATTAGTCTGCCCAGATATAAATAATAATCTTCTTTATCTTCTTGCAATGCAAATTCGGTAGGATCAAAGTATCCTGGAATTACTTCATCGTAAAATAATCCATCTACTGTTGTTGGATCTTTATACCCAGTATAATTTGAATGCATCCAAGCATATGATTCCCAAACTCTATATTTAGCAAATGTGGCTCCATAACCTATACCAAATTCTACTGACATAAATTCTGGTAGAGCATCTGCAATTGGCTTATGAGATGTTCCGCCTATAAAACAGAGGAAGTCCTTTTGTCCTGCCCGTTTTTTAATTTCATTAATTACATTATTATTAAATATTTGCCAATGTGGTAAATTAGTGTCAAATGAGGCGGTGGTGTAATGATTATCTCCTACTGCTTCTTTTCTTTGCTCTTCAGTAATACATGTAATTAATTCATCACATGTAGCTTTATTTTCTTCACCAGCATATAAATATATTGTGTGTCCCAATGACTTCATCATTTTACAAAAACCAATTATTTTAGATGTAAAGGCACAACTAGAATACTCATCTGTTGTTTGAGTGTGAGGTAGGCTTACCACATGAAATATCATTTAATTCCTAACTTCTATATTTGATATCTAATTATTACTACTCTAGATCCGCCTATATTAATTTAAATTACTCCTGTGCCATTTCTACTTCTTGCCAGTTTAAATCTTCTTCAACCCATTTAAAAATTTTGCCTTCTTCTACAGGCATTGGTGTTGGGGCGCTCCAAAGACATGTTTCGTCATTTAATAACCATGAATTATAAGGTTTCGGCGGGATAAACGCATCTCTTTCTGCATCATATGAATATCCAATTCCAGCATAATTTTTTCTTAATGGTGTTCCGCCATTTATGTGTACGCCACCTGAAGTGTTGTATGAAGTTTTAATCCAAGTTCCGCCTAGACCTAAAGTCTCTGCAAGAAATTCTTGCCCATTGTCTTCATTTGCGTTATCTACTACTAATACACGAGTAACAATATTGTTCTCGTCGATTTCTGCAAAGTGTGCCATTTTAATTATCTCCTTTTTTATCAGTAGTATTACTCATTTTTATATTATATCATTCTCGGTACTATAAGCCTTTTGCAAAAGGCTAAATATTAAGCCATCCTTTAGATTAATCTTAGTGTTTAAATATATCATTTTACCCAAATCATTCCCACGTCTGTAGTTTGTCTGAGCCCATATTCTAGCCACCCGCCGTTTTCCCACTCATCTTTGGTATCCTCAATCCACTTAGGAAGAGAGTCTATCATAGACATTGATTGGTAAACTGTAGGTTCTACTAAATGATCTGTAATATATTGTAACGCAAATTCTGTGTATCCATTAACATCTCTAAGACGCTTTAATTGCTCTAGATGCTGATCTAGGGTAAATAGACTCCATTCAAAACATAACTGTTTTGGCTTGCAAGTCATTCCTCCAAATACTTGAGATTCTGCTCCCTCTACATCTATTTTAACTAAGTCTGGAATGCCGTATTTTTCAACAAGATAATCTATCGTACAAGTAATAGCTTTAATAGTTTTAAATTGTTTGCCATTATAAATAGCACCTTCTCCAGTTAGCCAAGATTTTTCAATTGTAGAAAGACCATCTTCTACACATTCATAGAATTCAATTTTTTCGTCATTAGAATCAGATACAGCATACTTAAGTGGAATAACTCTTTTGTCGTTTTTAAAATTATTGTAAAGCATATAAAACATTTTGGGGGCGGGCTCTAAAGCAATAATCTTATCAAATCCTTTATTCAATCCTGCAACTACTGCATCTCCTCTATTTGCGCCAATATCAAATAGCAGCATTTGGATCAATTCTTTTCAAATTATATATTATTGCATTACGATAAATATCTAACATGTCTTGTTTTAATAATTCTAAAAATATATTTAAAGATTCTTCCTTTTTGCCGATCCACCATGCACTTACAGCTTTTTCAAATAGTAGGCCATACTCTCCTGGATAATCTACTGATGCTGGCAATTGATTAATTGTTTTTGAATATAACAACCCTATTTCGGCGAAAGTGTAGCATTGTTGCCACTTTTGATCTCTCTCATAAAAACGGGAAAGCAAAAAATATCCTTCAGGTCTATTAGGCATATATTGAATAGCTTGAAGCAAAGCATGAGTTACACTATTTTCTCTTCCAGCCTGATCATTAAAACAATGTGCCATTTTTAATAATGATGTATAAACAATTTCTGGATTAGTATTATATCCATATTCTGCCGCTCTTAAATAAAAAGATACAGCAGATGCTGTTTGATTTAATTCCTCATATTTATTAGCAATCTCAAAATTTAATATTGGATTAAACATATCATGAGATGCATCTTCAATTAATTTTTCAATTGATTTCATTTAGTAATGCCTCCCCTATCATGTCTTCTACTACTATCTCAGGAACTTTAATAACAAACGCACAATTATCTTGCAGACCAAAAGATATCAGCAAATCATTATTGTATACTGCTGCTCCTGCAGCAAATTCTATACGTGCATCTAAAAATGAAAATGGTTCTGGAGAAATTCCAATTAAATTTAAATCGTCATCCCAGACACATAGTCTATGTCGGTATACACCATCTTTTTGACTAAGGTAATTATTAAATAGGTTTACTTCATGGGTTATAGATAGATATAGACTATTCCAGCGAATTAGTTGGCTTCCGCCTCTTTGATCAGCAGGAACTTTTATATTCTCAGTAAGAGACACTTGATCACATCTGGCGGGAAGATCTGGATAAGTTCTTACAATTTCTGCTGGAGAAGTCCATTTAACAAAGTGATAGGGTTTATCTAGTATTGGATACCAATTTTTTTCACAATATGAACTATCATTTCCAGGTGCAGGTATCCTAATACGTGACACTTCTTTTGCAGACCAATTTGTTTTGTCTAGTTCTATTTTAGATAATTCCATTCTACCTACGCCATTTTTTGTTGTATCTCTTCTTACGCCAATACAATAGTATATGCCGTCCCATTGAACAAGTCTGGCATCTTCAAGACCAACAAATTCCCAGAGTGGCGGGACATCTAAAAGACTTGTATCAATAACAGAATAATCTGTCATAACAAGATCTTTATCCAGCCTACATATATAATTAGTTGTTCTTAGATTTTGATCTTTTTCTGGATGCAAATAAGATAGGGGTCCCCATATAGATGGAAACATTTGACTATTTTCAGAGTGATATAGGGTGTAATTCACATGACGAAGATTAACTAATATGTCCCCGTCATCATCTATAAATACGGAGGGGTTCATTAATCCCGTTCCACTTGTTAATCCTTTAGAAATAACTAGAGGGACTAATTTACCGCCATTTGTAACCGCTTTTTGTACAAGATTCATATCTCAAGTATATACTATTAGGTGGGGTTTTGTAAAGGTCCAGCCGACAGATAAAAAAGGTCGGAGCTAGTGAAGTTTATTTAGTAAATCCTCTATGATATAATATTTGAATACCATAAGATAATATAAGGAGAAATATGTTAAATACATGGATAGTCGTTCCAGTGCTAAATAATACTGTAGATCTTACTGAATTTATTAATAAATTGTCTGGCGGATATATTGCCCCAGAAACCTACGAAAAAAAGATATTTAATCAAGAAACAAAAGAGTTAGAGACAGAAAATGTTTCTCATCCATATGCTGGTCAAACAGGACCAAATTTTTCTAGTAGAGTTATTTTTGTAAATAAAGTTGCTGGTTATACAGAGCATGATGGCGTAGTCCATCTAGAAGATTTTAATGATATAAATATTTATCGTTATTGGAATACTGGCTTTGAGTATGCCGTAGCAAACGGAGCAGATGCTGTTATTTTAACAAATGGCGTTTTTGAATTTGATCCATTCGTGATTAAAGAAGCATACGATGAATTTTCTAAGGGTGAATCAGAGGTTATAAATATCTCTGATGGGGCTATGCTATTAGTTTCAGCATCCTCTAGCCTACGTGCTGATGAGCAATTCCAAATATGGTTTGGTGATAATGATTTTTATCGTAGGGCAGAACCTGTATTGGGACATTCTCGTTCAGAATACCTATGGGGAGATTATTTAATTGATTCTAGCTCTACCGAATCTTTTGATAGCATTGTTGCTTCTGATCAAGTAAAATATAATGCTAAGTGGAGCTAATTTTTTCAAACAATCTATTCCACTCTTTAGACCTTAAATCCCAAGAGTAATTTTCATTATAAAAATCTGATTGCTTTTGTAATTTACTTTGTGTTTCTATAGACCAATAATTGTCAATTTCTTCATTTAGTATTTTTGCATATGCTGGAATAAATGTTTCTGGTACCGCTTGCATTGGCATAAGTCTTGCATATTCTGATCCCGTTTCATATAGTGCACCAAGGTTAGTTGTAACCATGCGGCATCCTGCAGCTCCAGCTTCAACCATTGCCAAACAACAAGTCTCTTCAAATGTACTTGGATATGCAAAAATATGGGCTTCTTGTAAAGCCTTTTTAATTACATCATTTGTAGCATATCCCATATAGTTAACATTCTTCATATTGCGAGCTATTTCAAAGTGTTCTTCGTACACCCCGTTTGTATGAGCTTCATATCCAGTTCCATACATTTTTGCTGATGAATAAATATCAAGCTCTACATCTTCTCTATTTAGCATTTCAAATGCTGGCAAAAGCATATCTAGTCCACGAAAAGGGGCAGAGGTATAAATTAATTTTATCTTGCCATCTTTAGTCTTTGGCTTAAATTCAATTGGTTCTATTGCATTCTTGATTACATATGCATTTTCAAGTGGGATTTTAAATATCCAACGATACTTTTCATGTTGCCAGTGAGAGATGTATACAAATGAATTTATAGCATTCATAAATGAGGGATCTGTGTATCCTAATTTTAATGATTCATCGCTATGAGCCAAATGTTGCCATAGCAAATTCTTTTTTGTATATTTTATATTTTTAAAATATGGATTAGATAGCAAAAGGTGAACATCTTCATGCTGCGCTATATTAGTATATTTATATAGTCCAGATTTTAATATTTCTGTACCGCCCATTGGAGGCAAAGATTCTTCTACCACCCCAATATTGTTTTTTGGAACCTGCTGTAACCAATCCATGCTATCTCCTAATTATAAGTTTTTTTCTGCCAAAATTGTTGTTTGTACGAACGAACTATTTTTGATTTTAATAAAAAACCATTTTTACGATTTTCTTCTTCATCAAATTTTACAACATCGCTCTTCCAATCTTCTCTCTTAAATGGAATAACCTGACAAATGGGGGTTCCCTTCTCAAGAATAAAAACATCTTTATCAATTGAAGAATCCAATAACTGAAATGGAAACTCAACACCAAGCTTATACATATCGGTATCCACAACACCAGAAAATGTTCTAAATGGAAGATCGTGCCTATTCATAGGATGGGTAAACAAACAACTGTAGCCTTTTGGAGTAATAACTCTCCATCCTGGTCTCCACTTAAGAAGACTTGGGGATCCACCAAATGGTCCTGGTAATCCTGGTGCTTGATCTGGTCCGTGTTGTCCTATAAGATTAATATTTGTTGCCCAACGAACATTAATCATTCCTTTATCATTTTTTCTAAACTCCATATCAAATGGTAATTCAAATATGTATCCTGTACTTAAAGCGTCAAGAAAAGGAGAGCATCCCTTTAATGTTAAGTTACTAACTGCAACCCCATCTTTTGATAAACCGTCTAATTTTTCTTCATCCATTCTTGTTGGCATATCTTTATACCATTGTGGAAGAGACTGAACTGCTGGCTTTGGACTTTCAAACAAAAGTTCTGTTTCTTTATCAAATGCTTCAAATTGTAATTTCATTATTTATTTTCCTGTGGATAATTTTTTTGTAAAACATCCATCCAATGAAGTTTAAATGTTTTTTGATGAGTTACTCTAATTTTGGGATCCGCCCAAATTTCAAAACCAGAATTAATGGCTTTTGTGCACCAAGAAAGATCTTCACCAATAAGTATAAACTCAGGATTTGTGTCTTTGTTTTCATCTGTATTGGGTATTGCTACTGGGCCAAACCAAGGTCTTGGCATTTTTTCAAATACCCCTTGTTTAACGGCTAGGAACCCAAATCCAGCCCCAGCAACTTTAAATGGCTCCTTATTATCAAGAATCATTTGTTCTGGCATCATTCCACCTCTAGGCTGATTATAAATAGGAACGTGTCGATCTTCCATTAAATAGCATCCAGAAATAATATCTTTTTCAGAATTATATAATGCAAAAAAATCTGATGGTTCCCACTCAATATCTGAATCAATCCAAATAATTTTGTCATAAGTCCATTCACCACTACATGGCTCTGTCATCTTTATATTATTTGTATCCCATCCACCAATTGTAGATTCACGGGCCATTGCAACTAAAGATCCACCTTGATTTAAAAAGTTCCAAGATAGGTTTTCTTGATTTAATATATACGTTGTTTTAAGAATACTTCTCATATAGCCAGGAGTGAATCCGTTTCCTGGAGTAGCTATTACTACATTAAAATGTGGCTTATTTGCCATAATTATCTAACCTTACCTTTACTTTTTTATAATGCGACAAACTTACTGTAGGATCTAAGTACACCTTAAATCCTGCTTGCTGTGCTTTTTTGCACCAGGAAAAATCTTCTCCGTATGGAATAAATATTTCTTTTTCCTCATCTTCTGAAGTCATTTTTTGAAATACTGACTCAAACCATGGTCTTTTCATATTTTCAAATACGCCTTGCTTCATTGCTATAAAACCAAATCCAGCAGCAAAAACTTCTTCTTCCTTATTACTTTTTAAAATTCTGTCAATTTCTGTTGCCGCATCTTCTACTGCTACAGAAAACATTGGTACCATTTTTTCATTAAAATATAAACCAGAAACAATATTTTTATCAGACTCATATATTTTCATAAAGTCTGTTATTTCCCATCCAATATCAGAATCAATCCAAAAAATTTTATCATATGTTACTTGTCCACGAGCAGGACTATTATTAAAAGGATCTAGGTATTGATCTCCCATTGTTGTTGCTTCTCTAGCAGTACTAACCATAGATGAATATTCATTTAAGAACATATATGAAATACCTACTTGATTTAGATATGAAATAGTTTGTATTAAACTTTTTACATATTCTGCTTCCATATTTCTACCAGGGGTGGCGATTAAAACATTAACATGTGGCTTCATTATTTTCTCCAAAATTCTAGACCAGTATATTTATTTATTACATATTCAGACAATAACTCTTGTTTATTTATATTCCGACGGGATATAGAAGATCTTACATCATGTTGTCCTATAAGTCCATAGACATTATCATCTTCTTTAATATTGTTTGCTATATTTGAATAGTCATGGGTAAATCTTTCAATACCGTAAAAATCATAAATTTTGTTAATTTCTTCTTCTGGATTTTCTATTAAATCATCGTATTCTACAAAATGGAAATACTTTCTATTATCTGGATGCATCGCAAATGCTATACCGTATAAGCAGTTATCAATAATACCTTTTGGCCTCATTAAGCTATCACACCTAATATCATCTGCTGGACGGTAAAAATTAAATTCCTGTCTTGTTTGTATTTCAGAATCAATAAAATTATTTTTATTTGGATTCTTTTTAACTAGACTTATAAATGATGCAAGGATATCTGTTATTCCTCTTACTGGTAGTATTATTTTTGGTTCATATCCAAGATTTCTTTGCAATACCCCGAAATGTTCAGGCATTGACCATTCTCTTGATTTATCAATAACTATAGGTTTATTTGTATCAGAGTAGTATCCTTCTAATACCCCCATAATTGTATTTGGCATTACTGCAGGTTTTGGGTATGCAGAGTACTGTTCTGATGCCAAAATACTACGTTCTAAATTAAATATCATTCCACACATAGGTGAATTTGCTGATGAATAAATATCAGGATTTTGATTTAATATAGATGATATTAGAGTACTACCAGATCTTGGTAGTCCCGCCATAAAGTAAAATTGTTTTTTATTTAACATATAGATTCATTCTATCATATCTACTAGGGATTTGGCAATAGTAATTTTTGTCAAATTATGCAAGTTCAATATCAGTTAAATTAGAATTAGATATTGGTAATGTCAATGCTTGAGTAGTCCATGTAGCACCATCAGTTGATACATACATGCCAAGGTTTTCATTTACTCTTGAGGTACGAATTGTGCCTGCATAGCCAACTGCTACCCAAAGGCTATTACCGTAGGCTATTCGGCGTATAGTTGTATTTCCAAAGTTTGAGTTACTGGTAGTCCAGGTTGTGCCGTCTGTTGAGGTGCGTATGTTATTTAAATTGGTGGAGGCTATCCAAAGATTGTTGCCGTAGACTACACCTCCAAAGTTGGAATCACGGGTGGTCCAGGTTATAGTATCAGTTGAGGAACGGACTGTTCCTGCACCAGATGATGCTACCCAAAGGCTATTACCGTAGGCTATTGAGAATATAGCCGTATTACCAAAGTTGGAGGTACGGGCAGTCCAGGTTGTGCCGTCTGTTGAAGTATTAAGTTGTCCTCCACCCCCACCTACTGTCCAAATGTTGTTATTGTAGGATGCTGTGCGGATAATTTGGTTCATAGTGCCAGAAGAAGTACGGGTGGTCCAGGTTACAGTATCTGTTGAGGTGCGAAGTTGGCCTGACTCTCCGCCCGCTACCCAAAGGCTGTTGCCATAGGCTATCGAAAATATAAGTGTGTTTCCAAAGTTGGAAGTACGAGTGGTCCAAGTTACGGCATCAGTTGAGGAACGGAGTGTTCCTGTATTGCCACCTGCTACCCAAAGGCTGTTGCCATAGGCTACTGCCAATATCTGTGTGCTTCCAAAGTTAGAGGTTTGCGTGTTCCAGGTTATAGTATCGGTTGAAGTGCGAAGTGTTCCTGCAGTCCCAACTACTACCCAAAGATTGTTTCCATAGCCTACTGCCATTACATTTGTATTTCCAAAGTTACTTACTGGTGTTATCCATGTATATGGTGTTTTTCCATTTACATATATTGAATAAGTATTATCAGAATAACTTACTTTTTCTACACCGCCTAAAATTCCTGTTCTAATTGGGGTATATGTAGAATTTGATGTATTAAATGGATAGATTACTCCTTGATCTGATGCTAATATATTTGTGTTTATTGATGTAATGGTTGGTGGTATTGATGGGGTGTAGGAAATTCGGATTTGGCCTGCATCTCCACCCGCCACCCAAAGGTTGTTGCTGTAGGATATTGAGCGTATAGCTGTGCTGCCAAAGTTTGAGGTGCGGGTGGTCCAAGTTATTGCATCTGTTGAGGTACGGAGTTGGCCTGCAGGCCCGCTTGCTATCCAGAGATTGTTGCCGTAGTCTACTTCTCCTATACCTGTACTACCAAAGTTGGAGGTGCGGGTGGTCCAGGTTGTGCCGTCTGTTGAGGTGCGGAGATTACCATTATTTGCACCTGCTACCCAAAGGTTGTTGCCGTAGGCTACTGAGAATATAATTTCAGTTCCAAAGTTTGAGGTTTGGGTAGTCCATGTGACTGCATCTGTTGAGGTGCGCAATTGTCCTGCAAATCCAACTGCTATCCAAAGGTTGTTGCCGTAGGCTACTGAGCGTATCTGTGTAGTTCCAAAGTTTGAGGTTTGTGTGGTCCAGGTTGTGCCGTCTGTTGAGGTGCGGAGATTACCATTATAGCCACCTGCTACCCAGAGGCTGTTGCCGTAGGCTACTGACCATATAGTTGTATCTCCAAAGTTTGAGGTTTGGGTGGTCCAAGTTGTGACATCTGTTGAGGTGCGGATTTGGCCTGAAGATCCAACTGCTACCCAGAGACTGTTGCCGTAGTCTACTGAGCGTATAGTTGTGCTGCCAAAGTTAGAGGTTTGGGTGGTCCAGGTTATGGCATCTGTTGAGGTGCGTAGTTGGCCTGTATGTCCAGCTGCTACCCAAAGGCTGTTGCCATAGGCTACTGACTGTATATCTGAAGTTCCAAAGTTAGATGTTTGGGTGGTCCATTGTAAATTTGGCGTGGCATATGAAATTAAATCATTACTAGTAACAAAATTATTATCTGCTATTAATCCAATTGTTGTAGTTCCAAATGTAGATATTGATTTTATATTGTTATAAAGTGGTGTATTTGTTGAGGTGCGGAGTTGGCCAGTATCGCCAACTGCTATCCATAGGCTATTACCGTAGGCTACTGAGTGTATATGTGTATTTCCAAAGTTAGAGGTACGGGTAGTCCAGGTTATGGCATCTGTTGAAGTGCGGATCTGGGCTGTATAGCCGACTGCTACCCAAAGGTTGTTACCATAGGCTACTGAAATTATAGGTGAAACACCAAAGTTAGAAGTACGGGTGGTCCAAGTTATAGCATCCGTTGATGTGCGGAGTTGTCCTGTTAATCCCCCTGCTAACCACAAGTTGTTGCCATAGGCTATTCCGTTTATAGTACTAGTTCCAAAGTTGGAAGTTTGGGTAGTCCAGGTTATGCCATCTGTTGAGGTTCTGAGTAGACCTGAAAGACCAACTGCTACCCAAAGGCTATTACCGTAGGCTATTCGGCGTATAACTCTTGGTTGATCGCTAGAAAAGTTAGATGTACGGGTGGTCCAAGTTATTGCATCCGTTGATGTGCGGAGTTGGCCTGAATCTGCGCCTGCTACCCAAATACTGTTGTCATAAACTATTGAGCGTATCAGTGTACCTCCAAAGTTTGAGGTGCGGGTGGTCCAAGTTATTGCATCTGTTGAGGTGCGGAGTTGGCCTCCATCCCCGCCTGCTACCCACAGGTTGTTGCCGTGTCTTACTGAGAATATACCTGTACTTCCAAAGTTTGAGGTACGGGTAGTCCACGTTATTGCATCTGTTGAGGTGCGGATCTGGCCTGCACCCCCACCTGCTACCCATAAGTTGTTGCCGTAGGCTACTGACAGTATAGTTGAGTTGCCAAAGTTAGAGGTACGGGTGGTCCAAGTTATAGCATCGGTTGAGGTGCGGATCTGGCCTCCATATGAACCTGCTACCCATAGATTGTTGCCGTAGTATATTGAGTTTATAGGTGAAGAACCAAAGTTAGAAGTACGGGTAGTCCAAGTTATAGCATCCGTTGATGTGCGTAAGGTGCCTGAACCACCACCTGCTACCCATAAGTTGTTGCCGTAGGCTACTGAGTTTATACTTGAAGCACCAGTACTGGTGGTCCAAGTTACGGCATCGGTTGAAGTGCGTAGTTGGGCTGTAGCCCCACCTGCTACCCAAAGGCTGTTGCCGTAGGCTACTGAGAATATATCTGTACTTCCAAAGTTTGAAGTTTGGGTGGTCCATGTTATAGTATCTGTTGAGGTTCTGATGACACCATATACACCGCCTGCTACCCATAGGTTGTTTCCGTAGGCTACTGAGTTTATATTTCTTGGTTCATTGGGAGTAAAAAAGTTAGAGGTTTGGGTAGTCCAGGTTATGGCATCTGTTGATGTGCGGATTTGTCCTGTATAGCCGCCTGCTACCCATAGGTTGTTACCGTAGGCTATTGAGCGTATCTGTGTATTACCAAAGTTGGAAGTACGGGTGGTCCATGTTGTGCCGTCTGTTGAGGTGCGGAGTTGGCCGTTATAGGCACCTGCTACCCATAAGTTGTTTCCGTAGGCTACTGAGCGGATCCAGTGATTACTATCAAAGTTGGATGTACGGGCAGTCCAGGTTATGGCATCGGTTGAGGTGCGGAGGACACCATATAAACCGCCTGCTACCCATAGGTTGTTTCCGTAAGATACTGACTGTATCCGTGTATTACCAAAGTTGGAGGTTTGGGTGGTCCAAGCAATTCCAACTTCTTGATATAAATTTCTATATTGATTATATTGATCTGTTTCTCTATCAGAATAAAGAAGAGTTCCATTTATATTTGATATTGCTTTATATCGTTCTGCTGTTGCTATGCCGCTTGATTTTACGTCGGTATCTATATAAGCAACGGGATTTAAAATACTAATAGTAGTCCATGATATTCTATCAGTAGATACTCTTGTATTTGTTCCTGTTGAAGATGCTACTGTTGATAGGTTTGGATATAAGGAAGCAGCGGTACGAAGTTGTCCTACATAGCCACCTGCTACCCAAAGGTTGTTGCCGTAGGCTATTGAGTTTATATGTGTATTTCCAAAGTTGGAGGTTTGGGTGGTCCAAGTTGTGCCATCTGTTGAGGTACGGAGTTGTCCTGCATAGCCAACTGCTACCCAAAGGCTGTTACCATAGGCTACTGAGCGTATAATTGTATTTCCAAAGTTTGAGGTGCGGGTGGTCCATGTTATGGCATCTGTTGAGGTACGGATGCCATAACATGG